TCAGGGTTTGACACCGGCCGTTCTCTTTTCGGCCTTTTCGAGCTTGGCGATCGCCGTGTCTGCAAGCTTCGCCTGGTCCGCAGAGCGCGTGTAGGTCTCGACCTCGTCGAGGCTGGTGTGGCCCAGGACGGCGGCGATTTCTTTGGTCGTTGCGCCAGCTTCGGCCAGTCGCCGGCCCGCCGCCTTGCGCAGGCCGTGCGGGGTGCGGCCCATCACGCCGGCGAGCGTCGCGCGCTCCACGAACCAGCTAGTGAAGCCGGCCGGTGAAAACGGCTTGCCGTACTGGGTCAGGATGAATGTCATCCCGGCGCCATGCCGGGCGATCTCGGCCTTCAAACGCGGGTGGACCGGAATCCAGATCGGGACGTCTGTCTTGTCCTGAGTAACGGCGATTCGGCCGTTCTTGACGTGCTGCTGGCCCATGCCGACGACGTCGGACCGGCGGACACCCGTATAAAGCAAGAGGTACAGCGCGAGGCGTTCACGCGTGCCCTCCCCCCACTTCGCTTCGAACGTCTCGATCTCGGCTTCCGACCACGGGATGAAGCCCTTCGACTTGCGTTTGCGGGACTTGGTCTCGCGGACCGGGTTGTCCTTGCGCCAGCCCAGTTCGACGGCGACAGCGAAGGCCTTCATCAGACGCTTGCGCAGATTGCGCTGGGCGCCGGGCCGATCGGCCATCTGGTGGAAAATGCCGTTCAGATGCTGCGGCTCGATCGAGACTGCCGACCGGCCGCCCCAAGCCCCAGCCCGAAAGCGATCCAGGATCTGGCGATAGGTCTTCTGGGTCTGAGGCTCGAGATCGAGGAAGTCGGCCGAGCGATAGTATTCGACCATCAGGTGGTTGATCGAGCGCGGCTGGACTTTCGTCGCGGGGTCAGCCTTGGGCGCGCGGCCGTGCGCCACGGCATAGGCCGCCATGAACTCGGCCGAGCCTGGATCGCCCGGCAACCCCACAGTCGCGTAGCCCTTGCGGCGGTAATAATGGCGTATCCGCCCATGGCGGTCTTTGAACCGCTGGACATAGGCCAGGTCGATCGTCGCCATCCCGTTCATTGGGGCAGAACGTCATCCCACTCGTTCCGCCCGCTCGCCTTTGCTGCGGCGACGTCCATCCGGTCGCCCAACACCAAGCGAAACCCGCCTTCCTTGGGGAAGTCAACGGCGGCGACCTGATGGCCGCACTTCTCCATCACGCCCATAGCGCGCTTGATATCCGCTGCGGTGAAGGCGACGCGGCTGGTCATGCCGCCTCGTCGAGCAAGTAGCGGTCGACCAGACCTTGGAGTTTGCTCGCATCGGTTTGAGCCGCCTGCACGCCAAGCGCCGGATCGATGATGGCGTGAGCCTGGCTGGCCTTGACGCCCAGCACTTCCATGATCGGCGGGTCGGACCCGTCCTGGGCGACCAGATAGATGGCGGTTACAGGATCTGGATAGCAGCGCTGGCCCTCCCGATCGAGGCGGCCGATGCACTGGTGGTGGATGCCCGGCGACCAGTCGAGTTCGCCGAACACGACCGTCGAGGCGCGCATCTGAAGGCCATCGATGCCGGCGCCGGATCGCAGGCTCATGATCATCAGATCCGTTTCGCCTTCCAGGAAGGCGCGCTTGGTCGCTTCCTTGGCCTTGGGCGTTTCGGTGCCGGTGAACAGGCGCGGCTTGAGGTCCGCCAGCTCTTTCAGCCAGATGTCATAGACGGCGCGGTGCCAGCCGAAGAGCAGGATGGGTTCGCCCGATTCGACCAGAACGCGGACGGCCGCTGCGACCTGCTTGGCCTTGGCGACGCCGGTCGCTTGGCGGGCCAGCATGTCCAGTTTGCGCACGGCGTCGCCCCGCTCTGTGAACGCTCCGGTCGTTGCGGTGATGGCGAGGGCGCGCGCCGCATCCTCGATGCTGGCCAGGGCGTCGGCCGAGTGTTCGATCTCGCGGACCAGAATGTTCGGCCGGCCGTCACGATCCTTGGTCTTGCGGGTGAAGCTGTTGCAGTCCCGCAGATAGGCTCCGAGGGCGCGCGGGTCGTTGACCTTGTATTTGCCGTTGCCCAGCGCGGAGCACCATTCGCGCAGGAAGTCGGACTTCTCCCCGAGCACCTCGGGTCGCAGGAAGCGCATCACCTCCCAGATCTCGTCGCCGTAGTTATAAATCGGTGTGGCCGTCAGGCCCAGCTTCAGCCGGGCGACTTCAGCCAAGCGCAAGGCTGCCTTGCCCTTCTCGGCCTGCTCGCCGCGTCGCAGCTCCTGCATCTCGTCAAAGGCCAGCAAGCCGATCTCGGTCGCCTCCAGCACGTCGGCCCAGCCGGCGAGTTGGCTGTAGGCCAGGATGCGGACGTCGGGCGTCAGCAGGCCGCCTGAGGTGTTGGTCGGCGGCTTGCTCCCCTGAAGCACCTCGACTTGGAGCATGGTGAAGTCGCGCAGCTTCTGCGACCACTGTTCGCGAAGGTGGGGCAGGCACACGATCACTGCCGGCAGGGCGCCCTTGATCAGGGCGGCGGCGCCCGTGGTGTAGGTCTTGCCCTCGCCCACCTCGTCGCCGACCAGCAAGCCTCCGACGCGCTCCAGCAGAGCGACGGCGCGGCCTTGATGCTCGCGCACTTGCTGGCCGGGCCTGAGCCCGGTGAAGAGCGGGGGGAAATAGGGTTGCGTGCGGATGGTCTCGAGTTCGGCGACAATGCCGCGATAGCGGTCAGTCTCGCCGGCGAGACGTGCGCGATCCACCTCGGTCATGGCCAGCGGATAGCGGCTCTCAAACCACGTCAGATCCGCGCAGCGGTCGGGCGTGTCGGGGAAGGCATAGGGTCCGCCTGATCCCTTAGGAATGTGGGTGAAGATGGCCTTGAGCCGGATCTTCACGTGCGGCTCCAGCTGGTCCAGCAGCCAAGTGTCGTCCGTTAAGGAGAGTGAGCCGTACGTTCTCACAGCCAGGCCCTGCCCAAGCTGATGACGCAAAGCGGCTTGCCGTTGATTGAACCGGGTGCGCGGACGGCTCGGTTGGTCAGCAGGATCAGGTCCGTGACCTCGGGATGTTGGGCGTATCGGCCGAGCTGGCGCATGGCGTCCGCCTCGCGCGCCTTGTTCATCTTCACCTCGATCACGACGCCGAGGATGAAGAAGTCCGGAATGTCGCGGGTCGACAAGCGGTGCTCGGGTTTCAGGTCCGGCTGGATTTCGGCTGGCAGACGGTCCGTCAGCCATTGCCGAATCTGCGCCTGGCAAGCCTTCTCATCGTCGAGATCGAACCGACCGGACGACAGCCATCCGACCAGCGTGTGCACCAAAGGGCGAACCGGGTTTGTCATCGCTGGACACCGCAGTCTGCTTGTGCAGAAAGCGACGTATGACCACTCGCGCACAGATCATCACTTGGGCCGCATTCTGCGTGTTCTGCATCGTGCTGGTCTGGACAGCGATGTTCGGCGGTTCGGCTGAGCCTGTGTTGCAATGGATGGATCGCAACGAGAAAGCAGCCGCATGGGTGCAGGCGTTCGGTTCGATTGCTGCGATATTGGCGTCGGGTGCCGTAGCGGTGTGGGTTTTCTATCGGGAAGCCGAGCATCGGCGTGACGAGCGTCTCACCGCCCATCTTGAAACGCAGCTCGGCGCGGCCAGGGTCCTTCAAACAGCCATTATGACGATGACATCTGCCTTCGGAACCTGCCTCAAAAACACCGAAGCTGGTAATTGGACAATCTTTAAAGCGCGATTGATCGAGGAGGGGTTTCGTGTCGCCAGAGACCTGTTGATGTCTATCAATGGGACGGATTTGCCGCCTCGCCTGGAGCTTCAGCGCGGGGTGCTTTTCGCATCGATCGCAGGCGGTCTCGCATATATGGCGAGGGTGAGTGACGAATTGCCGGATCAGCCCCTCCGGTCCGCAACCGCATTGAGATCGTCCATTGATTCGCTTCGCGAGGTGCAAGCCATGGTGGACGAGTTCCTCTATTGATGCGGCCCTGAACATCATTCGCGCACCATGGCGTCGAGTTCGGCGCGCGATGCGTTCGGCAGTGGGTCTCGGCGCAGGATCGGGATAATCAGCTTCCCGCGCCGTTGCTTCGCCCGTTCGTTGGCGAGGTCGGTCTCGGCCCGATCGAGGCGGGCAAGGGCTGAGCGCGCGGCGGTACGGGCGGTGTGGGCCTTGGCGCGGCGGTCCTCGATCTCCTGCTGAAGGCGCGTCACCTCGGCGGCGGTGGCGTCGCGCTGGTCCTGGGTGAGGCCGGCCTCGGTGAGCAGCGCGGCAACCATCAAGCCCGCCCCTGTGGCCCGATACTCCTGACGGTCTGGGGCATAGTCCTCGGGCGCGGCGACAGGGGCGATCAGGCCCTTGCGCTCGAGGGCGGCCGTGGCGGCGCAGGCGTAGTGGCTTGCGCCGCTTGCGATCCGATGCAGGGCCATGACCTGGCTGCGGGCCAGCGACAGAGTGAAGGCGCCGGACGTCACATAGTCCTGGAAGCGGAAGTTGCTCATCAGACCCTCACCGGCATGACGATGTTGACCAAGCCCTCGGCGTTCTTCGCGCCGGGGCCGGGGTCGAGGCGGGCTGGGCTGCCGGGGTCGGTGACGCGGAACAGCATCTGGTCGGCGTCGGTCTGGTCCAGCAGGTCGAGAAGATATTTGGCGTTGAAGCCGGTCTCGAATGACGGTCCTTCGCCCCTGACCTCGATCTCCTCGGTCGCGACGCCGGCCTCCATATTGCGCACGGTCAGGGTCAGCACCTCGTCCGCGATCGTCATCTTCACCGACCGCGACTTCTCGCCGCTGATCAGGGAGACGCGCTTGATCGCCTCCTTGAACAGGGCGCGGTCGATGGTGATCTCGCGGTCCCACTGGCGGGGCGTGATCCGCTCATAGTCGGGATAGCTGCCGTCCAGGGCCTTGGTGATCAGGCGTCCCGTTCCGGTGTGAAGCGCGAGGCCCGTGCTGGCGACCTCCAGCGTCACCGCGTCCTTCAGATCGGCGAGGATCCGGCGCATCTCGTTGGCGGCCTTGCGCGGGATGGTGACCGACGGCATCCGTTCGCTGTCGCCGCACGGCGTCTGGTCGCGGACCATGCGATGCCCGTCCGTGGCGACGGTGCGCAGCACGCGCTCGCCCTCATCCGACACCATGCAGAGATGGACGCCGTTGAGGTAATAGCGGGTCTCGTCCGTGCTCTGGGCGAAGTGCACCCGGTCGAGAAGCCGGTGAAGCACGGCTGCGTCCAGCGTGAGCGAGACGGCCTCGGTGAGGTCGCCGCGAATGGGGAAGTCGCCGGCGGGCAGGACCGGCAACTGGTAGCGCGATCGGCCGAACTTGACCGTCGCGCGCGGGTCGTCGTGATCGGCCCACTCGATCGCCAGTTCGGCGCCGGGCGGGGCGTTGCGCGCGATCTCAGCCAGGGTGGCGGCGCTGACCGTAAACTCGCCCTCCTGGACAATCTCGGCCGGCAGCTTCTCGACGACCTCGATGTCCAGATCCGTCGCAGTGATCGACAAGCGATCGCCTTCGGCCCGCAGCAGGACGTTGGAGAGAATCGGGATGGTGTTGCGGCGTTCAACGGCGCTGACAACGCGGGCGGTCGCGCGTTGCAGCGCGGGTTGCTGGACAAGGACTTTCATTCGTCTTCCGCATCAAGGCATTCGTTGATCGTCAGCAGCTGGCGACGCAGGCTGCTGAGGTGTTCCTTCGCCGTGCTCATGACGGGGGCATCGCGATGGAGGGCGGCGTGAAGGTTGGCGGCGATTTCGGTTGCCCGGCTGGCCGCCTGAATGAGGCGTTCGCTGGGGCCGCTCTCATCCCAGTCAGGCGAGACGCCCTCAGCGTGGGTGAGTGCCGCTTCGCCCCAGTTCCGGGTCCAAGCGGCTTGTTCGGCCTCGCCGCCCCGGTCGATCGCCTTGTGCAATTCGTAGCGCGCCTGGGTCAGATTGCCGTCGAACGCCAAGTCGCGGTTGGATGGGATCATCGGGGACATCAGTAGTCTCCGACCGAGGTGACCACGGCATCCTCGTCCAGAACGATCTTGGTTCCGGCGGCATAGTAGGCGCGGATCCTGTCAGGCAGGCCGTAGTCACGCCCGATACGTTGGGTGTCCTTGAGGTCCCGTTTATCAAGCCGAGCGCTGCTGATCGTGCCGTCCTGGTTCAGCAGCAGGCTGTGCCGGCACTGGTACTTGTCGCGGGACGAATGGTGCTGCTCTTCGTCCAGATAGAGCCAGACCGAGCCGTACTCAGACCGCTCGACGATAACCGTGATGACCTCGCCATAGCCATCATCATGCCTGCCCTCGATCATGCCCTTGGCGATCTCCGACAGCTTGATCTCGGCGGGGGCTATGTTCAGCAGCTCGCGGATGTCTTCGGCCAGGCGCGCGTCGATCAAGGCGCTGGCGTGATCCGTGACCTGTTTCTCGATCATGCCGGTGACCAGAAGCCCGTAGGACGGAAGGTTGAGGTCGTTGACCGCAAGGCTGGCCTTCACCGCCTCTTTGATCTGTTTGCCGATGTCGCTGTAGCTGCGGAGCGCATCGTCGACCGCTTCGGTCACCAGCTTCCGGACGCGGGTCGCCACCTGATCTTTCACGAAGTCGGGGGTCATGACTTCGGCGACGGCCTTGTTGATCAGGTCAATGGTGTCCGCCATCAGGCGGCGTCCTTCATGTCGTCGGCCATGACCAGGCGGTTGCGGCGCAGGGCGGCTTGCAGGACGTCGCGGCCTTTGCCGTCGAGGTAGGCGTGGCCGATCAGGCGATCGCGGTCGTTGCCGGCGTCCAGGGCGAAGACGGAGACGGCGCGGCGGTTCTGCGTGTCGCCGTCGATTTCGAGGTCTTCGATCTCGACCAGTTCGAGGGCCTGAAGGCCGCGCTCACGCTGGATGTGACGGGCCAAGGCCTCGAGGTCGGGGAAGGCTTTCGGCTTGTCGGCGGGGTTCGCCGTCAGGATGGCGAAGCGGACGTCGTGGGACATGCGATATCTCCGGCGATACAGGTTGCGGGGTGCGGGGGTTGGGAAGTTATGGGCGGCCAGCAGGGCGGCGCCTTCGATCCAAGGGCGGTCCATCAGGCGGCCTCGTCCTGATCCGCGTCGGCGTCGGCCGTGCCGTCGTCGCCCGTCGGCGTGTCGCCGGCGGCGAGGTGTTCGTCGGTCAGGATGACGGCGCCCTCGTGGGTCCAGTCGAAGCCGTCCTCGCCGAACGCGACGCCATTGTCGTCAAGGAAGCTGGCCAGGATCTGTGCGGCCAGATCGGCGGCCTGCTCCTCCGTCAGATCGGGGCGGCGGTCGGCGGCGACGGCGGCGATCGCCTCGACGAACTCCTCTTCGCTGGGCGCGTCGGGTGCGGCGGGCGTCGGGGTCAGGACGCCGCCGGCGGCGTTGGCGGCGACAACGATCATCTGATTGATCGCCAGTTCCTGCTCACTCGGCGCGCCGTAGTGATCCCGGGTCTTGACCGTAGTTCCGTTGGCGGCTGCGATGATGCCTGAGGGCAAGGCCTGCCACGGCAAGGGGCGATCGAGGTCGCTGGCGATGCTGACGACTTCATCCGGCTGGCCCGCCTCCGGGCGTTCCTGGGCAGCGGTCAGAAGGCGCAGATGGCGCTGGCGCGCTTCGGCCCAAACCGCGTTGCGCGCTGCGATTGCGTCGGCGCGGTCCCGGTTCTCCTTATCCCGCTGCTCGGCGGCGGCGCGGGCTGCTTCTGCGAGCGCTGCGCCCTCTTCCGTAAGTTCGCCGATGTCTTCGAGCCAGGCGGTCAGATAGTGAGTTTCGCTGCTGGGCCACGGGACGTTCCGCGCATTGTTGACCTTGGCCTGTTCGGCTCGCAGGATGGCGTCGCGTTCCTTGCCGAGAAGGCCTTCCAGCGGGATTGGATCAGCGACAATCAGATGGTTGGCCTGGTAAGCGCGCCTGACCGTGAATCGGCCGACAAGAGGGTTGTGGGTCTTGGGGCCTTCGAGGCGAAGCGCGCCAATCTCGACAAGCTCTTGCAACTCCCAGGCATCAGCAGCCGACGCGGCGACTACGACCTCATTCCACAAGTTGCCCGGCGTGCTTTGTGACAGGGCGGCATGGGTCACCTCAATCCACGCGAGGCGGACCGTGGGCGTCATGTTGATCGGCTTCGGCGCATTGTCCTTCGCCGTCAGCTTCTGGCGGGCGTCGCGCACCGACAGGTGTTTGGGGTCGTCGCGGGGCAGAGTCATGCGCTGCTGGTCGGCCTCTTCCAGCTTCAGGAAGCGGCGATGCTGCTGGACGTGTTCGGGGGTGTAGCCGAGGCGTTCGGCGATCAGCTTGTTCTCGAAGCCCAGTTCCGCCAGCTGCTCGAAACCCTTGGCCTTCTCGATCGGGTTCAGCTTGCGACGCAGCAGGTTCTCGGCGATGGCGGCGAAGCGGGTTTCCTTGGCGTCGCGGTCCAGCAGGCGGGTCAGGATCGGCTCTTCGGCTTCCCAGTCGCCGTCGTTTATCGCCTCGCCGATGGCGCGCCAGCGGCGTTCGCCGGCGACCAGGCGATAGCGGGGCAGGATTTCATCGCCGGCCGGGGTCGTGACGGTGACGTAGGCGTCCTGAAGGTCGTCCTCGGCCATGGGCCGCACGACCAGGTTCTGAAGCAGGCCGTTCTTGACGATGTCGGCGCGCAGGGCGTCCAGTTCATCCTTCGCCTCGTCGCTGGTCCAGTCCTGACGGGCGTTGTCCGGATCGGGCAGGATCTGGTCGTGGCGCAGGGCCAGCAGGCCGTCAGGTAGGGCGTCGCCGCCTTCTGCGGTTTCGGCGCGGTTGATGGCCTCGAGCTGCAACAGGCCGTCCGACGTCAGGCCGTTGGCGAGCGGTTCGGCGAGCAGCAGGTCGGCGCCTTCGAGGATTTTCAGCGTCTTGGAGAGGTTCGACTTGTCGCGGCCGATGGCGGCTGCAAGCGCGGTCAGGGACGGAAGGGCGCGGCGGTCGGCGGGTGACGCAAGGGCGCGCAGGACGTCGGCGTTCTGGACGGCGAGGATGTTCAGTTCGAGCATGGTCAGGGTCCGGTCAGGCGAAGGCGCGCAGGGCCAGCAGGGCCGAGGCGATCAGGATGGCGATGATCAGGACGCGGGCGCCGGTGTTGTTTGGGCGCGGGGCCAGCGGCCCGCCGGCGGGGTCGCGGCGTTCGGCCTCGTCGGCGACATCGTCGAGGCGCAGGGCCGCGCCGAAGGCCCCGGCGAAGGCGTTGTCGGCGCGCAGCCGATGGGCGACGGCCCGCGCCTCGTCCGACGTCAGCAGGCGGTCGTAGCCCGGCAGGACGACGGCTACGCGGCGTTCGCGGGCGATGTTGCGCGCCGACAGGATGCACGGCTCGGTGTAGCAGGACGCCTCAAGCGCCAGGATGCAGTCGGCGACCCGGTCGAGGCCGGGGCGGGCTGACCGCGAAACCGCGGCGTCGATCCGGTGCGCCAGGCGCAGGGTCGATTTCGACGATAGCGGCGAGACCTCAGCAGCGCGTGCGATGGCGACCTTCGCTCGCCGCGCGGCGAACAGCATCATATGCCAGTAGCGACGCGCACGACGCACGGCATGCTCAACCGTCAGCGCTGCGATCCAGCGGTCGCCCCGGCGTCGTGCTTCGCGGGCGTGGTTCAGTTCATCACGGGCAAGCTCCCGATATCGGGATGCAAACTGAGATTCACGATCGGCAATGGTCCGATAATGGTCAGCTAGGTTCAGGCGACGAACCGGGTTTGTCGGGCAGGGCAGGACGTTGGACATGGCGCGGACGCTCCGAAATGAAGCGAAGTATGTGCACGGCATACCTAAGAGCGCAATAGAAAATATGCGGAGCGCATACCTACCAGTTGGGCGTCTACGTCAAAAACGGTCGTCGGATTAGTCGGGGGGACTCGACTCCGCTCCGGAGCTGGCGATTCGTTAACGCGACAGGAGGTGACCAATGGCGAGGAAGACCATTCACTGTGTCCAGATCTTTTGGCGGGTTGGTGGGCGGCTGGAAGGTGGACCTATCGAACAGTTTCTCACGGAGGATGCCGCGCGGGCCTACGGCGAGTTCAAGGCTGGCGATGCGTCAGGCGTCGCAGTGTTCACCCTATGCGGAGAGCCCGGAGCGGATCATTGGGATGAGGCGGAGGTGGTCGTCGTGCATGGGGATGCCCCAGCAGCCTAGGGCCATCTGTTCCGCTCGCGGATAGGCTGTGTAAGATGGATACCTGCACCAATGCAGTGGGCCTTGGAGGGGCAATGAAACATCTTATGCTTTTAGCGGCCTGCACGGCCTCAGTTGCTGTCGCCAGCTGCGCCACAATGCCAACTTCACCGCCGATTCCGTTGTCTTCGAGTTACGATCCGGCGGAGCAAGTTATTCGCCCCGGATCCAACTCGATATCAGGAAACGCCGTCCTTCGGACTGTCGGTGGCGATGTTCGGACGTGTGCGGGCTACCCGGTCACCATCGTGCCCGTGACAGCCTATGCTACCGAGAGGTTCACCGCGATCTATGGAAATTCCCAGAGTGGCTATATTCCGCTCAGCCAGGGAAAGACCTTTAGCCCCGCGAATCCTCACTACGAAAACGAAGCGGGCCGGACTGAGACGTGCGACAGTCAGGGCAACTTCTCATTCGCGAACATCGCTGACGGGTCTTACTACATCGTCACGATGGTCGTCTGGGGAGTCCCGCAGTCGGCATACTACACCGAGCGTCAAGGTGGCCCATTGTTTCAGAGGGTCGATGTCAGCGGCGGTGAGACCAAGCGAGTGGTCTTGACCCAAAACTAGTGTGAGTTGCGGCTGAGTTCCGATAACCCGGTTCTCAGCCGCTAGTCGTTTGTGCCTGTTCGCTTGAAGCTTTCCAACACGCGAAGAGCTGTTGGTTGATCTTCAGCAGGTATCGCTGCCCAAGTTTCGAGGACGCTGGTCGGCAAATCGTTCGGGTCATGATCTAGCAGCATTCCTGGCGTCGTCCCGAGCACAGGTGCGATCTTCACCAGCCATTTGTGGGACAGACTCATCCGTCCGACTTCAAGTTGCTGCACAACCGCTTTGGTTGAGTCGATCGCCGCAGCCACCTCGTCCAGCGTCATGTGCCGGAACTTCCGCCAAGCGCGCAGATAGTTATGCTCCATCCATACATTCTGCGCTTGTCGATGGCGGCTGTCGTTTCGCGCTGCGCATACTTTTGACCTTGCTAGTGAGTATGTTGATAGCATACCTTCGCCTGTATGAAGGTTCCTCCCGACATTAAGGCGGCTGATCTCCAACGGATCGGCATCAGCAAGCCCTACTCGCACCAGCTCATTAGCGGTGCGCGGATGCCATCTCTGCCGCTCGCTCTGCGCATCAAGGCTGAGCTTGGCGTGGCTGTTGAGTGTTGGTCCCATAATGGCGCGGCGTCCTCGTCTTCTGATGACGCGGTTGTGGCGCCCGGCGTCGATCATGGCGCCGAGAAAAGCTTGGCCGTTTTCTCCCCAGCCGGAGGTGCGGCATGATCGTTCTGGACCTTCCCTCGACGGCGGCGCTGGCGCTGGTCGCGCTGTGGATTTGGCGAGCCGCGCATAGGCGCTGGTCGCAGGCCCAACTTCTGCTCAGCGTGGACCTGTTCGAGGATGTCGCCGAACGGAGAGAAGCGGCGGCCGCGCTGGGCCTCAGTCCGAGAGCGCAGGAACGGCTGCTGCGACGATATTACGGCGCCGCTTCGTGGCGGCTGATCCGAGCGGCCGAGGCGCGCCAAGGGTTGTTCGAACCGGCGGCTGGCTCAGGCGGGCGGTCGTGCGACCCGGTGCATCGTCATGACTGAGTGCGACCAGATCGATCACCAGGGATGTGAGCGCATGAACCTGACGTTCGAGCGCATCGATGCGGTTGTCGACGGGGTCGGCCATGAAATTTCCTCCGGTGTTTGGCGACGCGGAGGAAACGCCGAGTCGCGGGCGGGTGGAAGCCCGCTCGCGGCGAAGTGGTCCAGGCTGGCGAGGGCGGCATGACCCCGACCGAACCCAATCGTTGGCTGAAGCTGAAGACCAAGCTGCTGATCAAGGCGTGCGGCGGGCTGGAAGAGGCCTCGGCCGCCTGCGAGGCGTCGTGCCGCCCCTATTCGGTGCCGCACCTGTCGCGATGCCAGAAGGTGGAGAAGCCCGACTTCCTGCCGATCGACATCGTGCATTGCCTGGAAGACTACTGCGGGCAGGCCATTGTGACGGGCGCCATGGCGGCCGCCCGGCCGACCGCGACGGGCGCCGGCTGTATTCGCGACGAGGTCAGCGACTGGGGCGAGCGCCACGGCGAGCTGTCCAAGGCCGTGCGACAGGCGCTGGCCGGTGACGACTTCATCGACGACCGTGAAGACCAGGCCATCCGCGCGATCATCGAACGGGGTCGCGACGACATGAACCACATCGAGGCGGCGCTGGATGCGCGGCGTCGGCGCGGATCGGCGGGTGCGGCATGAGCGCGAACGGGTTCAACGGCTGGGGCCTGGGGGTCTGTCCCACGACGCCCGAGGCGGACATGGCGGCGTTCGACGCCCTGCCGCCGGCGGTGCGGGCGCGGTTGCGCGATGCGCCGGTTCCTATCGCCAGTCAGCCGTTGCTGGCCTTCTGGCGCTCGGATGTCGGCGACGCCGGATCACGGCATGCCGCCCTGTGCGAGACGCTGGACGCCAAGTTGAGCGGGGCGGCGGCATGACCCGGATCGCGGATGTCAGCGCCCATTTCGTCGCCGAGAAACGAGCGATGCGCGCCAGCTGGTCCGCCATCGCGCGGATGACGGGCTGTTCCGAGACCGCGCTGCGGCGGCGGTTCGAGAACGGGGGCGTGGGGATGCTGGACGGGGCGGCGCCCGCTTCGCAGTTGACGGTGCGGGAAAAGGCCGAGCTGGCCCTGCAGCGCGCCGGGTTAAGGCGCGACGCCGCCGTGATCGTTGCGCGTCTGTGGCATTCCGGCGGCGGCGTGATTGGAAGTCAGGATCTGGCGAGGGGCGTTGCTGGCGGGGGTGCGGCCTATGATGAATGCAAGGCCGCCCGCACCGAGGCGAAGACCCGATTGGGTCTGACCTTCCGCGACAAGGGATTTGGTCTGACGGAGGGTGATCTGGTCGCCGTGTCGCGTCTGATCGGCGAATGGGAGCGCCGCCCATGAACCGTCGGCCGGCCATCGCGGCGCGCAAGCCAGCTGGATCGGTGCGCAGCCGGGCGGATTGGCGCGGCCTGGTCGAACTGGCCAAGGCCTGCGCCGACGACGCCGACGCAGGGTCGGAGGATCGGGAGGCCCAGCTGCGTCTGGCGCACCTGGGCAACCGGGTCAATGCGGCCTCGACCGAGGTGTTCGCGCGCGAGGCCGGGGCGGCGACGACGGACGCCGCGAAGGCTTTCGTGCTGGCGGCCAAGGCGTTCGCACGGCGCGAGACGCCGGGCGACCTGCGGCGTCGGCTGGCCGCCAGCGTGGCGGGCCTTTCGACCTTTCTGGATCAGCAACTGACCGGCCTGGCGGACCGGGATTTTCGACAGGCCCATCGCGGCCGTCCGGAGGTGTGGGGATGAGGCTCTTTACGTGGCGCTACCGGCCCTTGGCCTACTTGAGCGCGGTTTCGCCGTCGCGCCGGAGGCCCGCATGAGCGCGCAGATTTCCGCCGCCCATGTGGCGCTCGCGGTCGTGGCGGCGTGTCGGATGACGGGGGCGGATCCACAGGCCGTGTTCGGCCCTGCTCATGGCAACAAACGCGCGCGGCTGATCGCGGCGGCGGGCCTGATGACGGCGCTGAAGCTGAAGCCGCGCGATGTCGCCGAGGTGTTCAAGGTCGATCGGTCGCGGCTGGCCCCGTCCATGCTGCGCAACGCGGACATCGATGCGGATCACCTTCTGACCGTCGCCGAAGCGCTGCGGACTGGCGGCGTGCCGGATGGCGCGCGCCCTCAGCCAAAGGCGGCGGACGCGGATGCGTCGGCGCGTAAGCCCTCGCCGGTTCAGACGCGCCCGGATCGCCCGCTTGCCCCACCGCCTTCGCCCCCGCCACCGCCGCCCGCCCAGCCCCCCGAACCCGATCGCCCCCGTCCCGCCGCGACAAACCCGGTTCGTTCGCGGCCGACGCCGGCGCCGTCCGGCGCGGTCGAAACGCTGAAGGCCGTCAGCGACAACATGGTGCGCTGGTCGCGGATCTACCTCTCGCGCGGCGTGCCGATCGGCGACCTGGCTGACCTGTTTGACGTCGACGTCGAGGCGCTGGCTAGCCGCCTGAAGCCCGAACTGGCGAGGGCGGCATGACGCAATATCGCTATCCCAATGGGCAGATCGTCACGGTGATCGAACCCTTCTATCCGGCGTCATGCGACGGATGCGGATGGCAGGGTTCTTCCGGCGACTGCGGAACCGATAGCTGGGGCGACGACAGCGACGTCTACTGCCCTTCATGTTCGAGGAACGGCGCGGATTGCGGCAAGGCGGCTGAAGCGGCCGTCCGCATCAAAGCAAGCGGGCAGGCCGAGCCATGACCGCCGACATCGTCGAATTCCCCGCTCGCCCGGCCGGCGAGCCTGTCCGCGTGCGCCGCGTCGCGGCTGCGGGTGACATCGTCGTTGTCTGCCTGAACGCCACCGTCGGGCTGTGGGCGGCCTGGCCCGTCGCCGCCGTCGATGATGACGGGGTGGTGATGGGCGTCACCAGTCGCGCCGGCAAGATGCTGGGCGTCGGTCGGTTGAACTGCGCGCCGGACGTGCTGGCCTTCCGCGCCGCCGACCATGATCCGGAGGCCTTCGCCGCCCTGCGCTGGCGGACCTGGATGGATCAGGGCGATGCGGTGATCGCCTTCGCCAAAATCGCGAGGTCGCCAGATGTGTGAGCGATGCGACCTCCTGGCGGCCGAGCTGGCGCAGATGAAGGATGAGCTGGCCGAATGGCGGCGACAGGCGTCGGAAGAGCGCAACGTTGTCGTCCACGGCGAGCTTCGGGACCGCTGGTCCAGGACGCTGCGTCTGGCCCCGTTGCTGTCGCAGGCTGTCATCCTGCTGGTCGAGCGCGAGGGGCGCGCGGTCCGCTACGACGCGATCGCGAGGGCGACTTGCCGACACTTCGACGACCTTGCCGACCCCTGCACAAGCGCCAAGGTCACGGTGCACAAGGTGCGCCGGGCGATGGCGGCGGTCGGCATCAACGACGGGATCGAGACGGTTTGGGGCGTCGGCTATCGCATGCGCCCGAATGCAGCGGCCGCGCTGAGGCGGGTCGTATTCGGGCCTGACGTGCCCGCCATCGTCGAGGTGGCGGCATGACGAGCCTTCGCCACCAGCGGATTGGTCTAAGCGAGGCTCAGGCTTTTGTCCTGGCTCATCATCGTCATCACCCGCCGCCTGTCGGTCACCTCTTCAGCTTGGGGGCTTACCGCGATGCGGATCTCGTTGGGGTCGCCATCGTCGGGCGGCCGGTTGCGCGGATGCGGGACGATGGGCTGACGGCTGAGATCTCACGGCTGTGCGTGAGAAGCGATCTGCCGAGCGTCACGGATCGTCATGGGAGATCGCATGCCAATGGGACGGCGAGCTTCCTGCTGTCCCGTTGCGCTCGTGCCGCAATGGCCCTCGGGTATCGGAGGATCGGGACCTACACGCTGGCCCGCGAAAGCGGAGTCAGCCTGCGCGCGGCGGGATGGTCGATGATTGCCGCAGTCAAAGGCCGAAGTTGGGACACCCCGTCGCGCCGGCGCACCGATAGGCATCCGACCGAGGGCAAGCTCCTGTGGGAGTTGGAGCATGCGTGACCTGTTCGGCGAGACGCCTCGGCCGGCGGCGAAGGCGGGCGAGATCGCCCTGGCGATGGTGGTGCACGGGCAGACCGACAAGGCGTGGCTGCTGGCCGAGACCAACGATCGGCGCGACGCGCAGTGGGCGCCGAAGTCGCATGCGAAACGCGGCGAGGGCCGCGACGAGAACATCTGGACCATGCCGACCTGGCTGGCCCAGGAACGGGGGTGGATGTGAGTAAGCTTGGGGAGGCCGGCGCGTTCGAGGCGGCCTTGAACCTGCTGCGCGAGCAGCTGCGGGCGGTGGCGGACGTGCGCCGTCAGATCGCCAGCGATGAGGCGCTGCGGGCGGAAGATCCGAAGCATCAGCACGCGCTGATGGTCCAGACGCTGAACGAGATGGGGCAGCTGGGGCGGGCGATCAGCACGCTGGAAGCCGTCGAGGGCGGGCGGATTGTGGTCGCACCGGAGACGGTGCTGCGGCCCCGCGTGGCGGCGGCGGACCTGCCGCCGATAGAGCGGACCAGCGCCTTGGCCCTGAAGACGCCCAGCGCGCCGCTGGGGGCCTTGTCATGAGCGACGTGGCGGTGACGTGGGCCAAGGCGCAGGAATGCGTCGATGCGGCTGGCAAGAAGGATCGCAACGCCAAACAGACGCTGGTGCATCTGGCGTCCTACGTCGATGCGCTGGGCGTAGGCTGGGCCTCGGTGCCCGTCCTGGCCATGGAGATGGATGTCTCGGAGCGGTCGGTTCAGCGCGGCCTGAGGGCGCTGGAAGCCATGTCGCTGATCAAGGCGACGGGCGAAAAGAAGAACATGGAGGGGCGTCTGTACCCCTACTATCAGCTGCCGCTGGAGACGGGTCACGCAAGCACGGCGCGTCGTCGCAGGGCCGAACGGGCGGCGGCGCGGGGTGACAGGGTGTCACCCCAAGGCGGGGAAAATCCGGGGTCGCCGGGTGACACGGTGTCACCCCAAGATGTCGCATCTGTCACCCCACGGGGTGACACGGGTGTCACCCAAATAGGGAAGGGAATTACTCAAGGGTTTAAACCCTCCGCGAGCGTGCGCGCGAGTGAGGCTGCTGGGAAGGCTTGGGCGACGAAGGCGCCGGAGCGGGTCGCCCCGCCACGGGTCGAGGCGTCATGGCTCAACGCCGTCGAGCGCAGCCGTGAAACCGACGACCGGATGCTGAGCGCGGTTCGGGCCTGTGTCGCTCGTGATCCCGACTTCGGGCGGGGCAAGGCGATGAACCTGGACCGCTGGCTGGATGAGGATCGGTTCATGGCCTGGCTGCCGGACGACGGCGCGCTGGCGCAGGCCCCGATCGTCCTGGGCTGGGCGGGACCGGCGAACGTGAGGGCGGCCGTCATGGACGCGATGGGGGAAGCGGGCGTGGCCAGCTACCTCAACCACGCGGGCTGGGACGAAGGGCTCTGCGCGGTCGTCGCCGCGACGAAGATCGGGGCGCAGCGCCTGACGGATGGGGCGGGTTCGGCGCTGAAGGCGCTGGGCGTCCGGGTGATGACGAAGGGGGCGGCGCATGGGTAAGGCGGCGATGTCGATGCGGCTGAGCGCAGAGCAGCTGGCGCGCATGGAGGCCAGCCGGGCGCGGCGCGTCGCTGGTCCGGTCGAGGTGGTGGTGTCAGGCGTGACCCTACGCCCTTCGCAGCGGGATGCGCTGATGGAAGCCGAGCGTCTGGCCGGCGGCGGCCTGGCTGAGCGACGCAAGGCGGCCATGCTGGTCCGTCTGGTCGAGGGGCAGTTGAAGGCGGCGCGCGATGGGGCGGCCGTCGAGGCGGCGATCGAGGACACGCTGCTGCGGGCCGAGGCGCGCGGCGAGGCGTTCGAGGTCGAGACGGTGGCGGTCGGCGAGTTCCGGCGCGACGACAACGGCGGGCTGGCGCGGCTGAAGGGTCAGCCCGTCCTCGACGTTCAGACCGTCCGGCGTGCGCGGCGCATCGATGGGATCGCCAGCCTCTATCGGGCCGGGCACCTCGACGATGACCAGCTGCGGATCGCGGACGAGTATCGTCAGCTTGTCGAGGCGGCCCGCGCGCCGATCGGCGTCGCGACGATCGAGCCACGCGTGGGCCGGGCATGGGCGGATCCAGAGGCTCCAATGGCGGCGGCGATCGAGCGAGGACAGGCCGGCGCGCTGCTGTCGAGAAAGCACGCGGCGCTGACGCCGGAACAGGCCGCCGTGCTTCAGGCCGTCGCCGGTCGGGGTGAGAGCATTCGGGGGCTTACGGGCGGCGGTCGTCGGTGGCAGACGAATCGGTCGCTGCTGATCGAGGCACTTACACTTTCCGACAAAGTTCGATCGGTCGAGAAAATGTAGGTTGTCGGACGGGAACGCTAAGTGCATCCGTTCCCTCACTTCCAGAGGTGCGACCCCAGCCCGCCCGGCCCTGCCGAGGCGGGCTTCGCACTCCCCGCCCTGCGACCGGCTCGCATCACGGGTCCTTCCCCCTTCCCTGTGAGCAATACGGTCGTGCTGGGCGCGTAACTTCTCAAGCGAAGACCTAAAATGCGCATAGCACGGATCGCGCACGGATGGGGTTTAGCGCACGGGTGAACGCACATGAACGCACGGATGCAGTCAGCACCGTCCGGCTTTGTGACCGTCGCCCAGGCGGCGGCCGAACTGACGCGGCGCGGTGATAAGATCGACGCCTCGAACGTGTCGAGGTATCTCGCTCGCAACCCCGACATCGCCTCTCGAAAAGAAGGCCGATGCCGATACGTCGATCTCGCGGCGTTGATCCTTCATCGCTCGGGTAACACGCTGTCGATAGGGCGGCGCGACATGGTCCCGGAGGATGCTGCACCAACTGGCCTGGACGATGATGATGGCGGCGGCGTACCGCTGACGCCCGGCATCGCCTCGGAGATCCAGCAGGCCAACCTTCGCCTGAAACAGCTTCAGGTCCGCGACAAGGAACGTGAAGACGCACTGGCCGAGGGCGACCTTGTGCCGGCGGCTGACGTTCTGGCCGTCATCAACGGCGTGATGCAGACCTTCGTGACAGAGTTGGAGCGGGTCGAGATGTCCATCGCCACCCGCCACGGCCGCGTTGTCGCTGCTGATTTCCGCAAGGCGCGAAAGGATGCCCAGGCAGCGGCATCAGCCAAACTAAAGGTGGCGGCCGAAGCGCAGCTGCACCCGTCTGTCTCCGGCATGATCGCCGCCGACCAGGCCGCTGCGCCCTGACGCGATGACCGCAATGTCGCTGGCCGCTGCGGCGGTCTACGCGGGTGTGGCGGCGGCGATGGCGCCCGCCCCTGAAACGAGCATTTCAGAGTGGGTTGCGGGCGGCGCTGACGGCGGGCCGGTTATCCTTTCGGCGCGAACGAACACGCCCAAAGAGGGGCCGATCAGTTTCGACGGCGTCGAGTATCTGCGCGAGCCGCTGGATAGGCTGCACCCTGACGATCCGGCATCGCGGGTCACCATTCGAGGTGGGGCGCAATCCGCAAAGAGCACGGTCGGACAGCTCTGGGTCTGCTGGTCGGTCGAGAACAATCCGCGATCCTTCGCCATCGGCCTGCCTTCGGCGGGCGAGATCACGAAATACAACGAGCTGAAGCTCGAGCCGCTGCTGGACGATAGTCCCCGGCTGAAAGACCGCATCGACCGCCGCGTCATCCGTGGCCGGCCGATGTCGGACGGCAAGAAGAAGACGCTGAAGACGGGCGCGCAGATCCGCCTCTTCAACCTCGCGTCACCGAAAGAACTACAGATGATCTCGACCGGGAACCTGATCCTGGAAGAGGTCGGCAACGCCCTCGTCGATGTTGGTGAGCGCGGCTCCCCGGTCGCCCAGGCGCGTGAACGTCAGGCCGCCTATTCGGTGATCGGTTCCAAGGAACTGATGATCTCGACGCCGTCCGTACTGGGCGAGTGCGAAGTTTCAAAGGCCGAAGAGGCGGGCGACCAGCGCCGCTTCTATGGTCAGTGCCCTCACTGCACCGGCTTCTTCCACCTCGAGCCGGAGGATTTCAAACCGGCCTCGCCGAACGGCACGCCTCATCACTTCGTCTGCCCTCCCTCGGAGGGCGGATGCGGCGGCGTGTTGGAAGAGACGGACATGCTGACGTTCCGCCCCGCCGGGATCTGGCTGCCCACCTTCCCGAGCCAGAACGAGGATAACCCGGCGCCAGCCAAGTTCGTCGCAGCTGAAGACGTCCATGGCTATACGCGCCGAAACTGCGAAGGCCGCGAGCCCAGCTACTACATCTGGCAGGCGTACTGCGGCCTGATCAGTTGGGCGAAGATCGCCAAGTCCATCGCCGACGCCAAGTCGCCAGCGGAATTGAAGACCCTGGAGCAGCAGACCTTCGGCCGCGCTTGGGATCCTTCGGTCGAGGCGATGAGCTGGGAGGAACTTCACCGCCTACGCGAGCCATACGAACACTCCATCGTCCCGGCAGGGGCGGAATACGTCACGGCCTTCACCGACGTCCAGGGTGCCTACCTCGAAGGCGGGGCCATCGCCTGGGGGCCGGGCGGCGAGTGGTGGGTCATCGATCGTTGGGTCATTCCGGGCGACACAGCCGGCGACCAGGTCTGGTTCGAACTCGACGAGATCTACCGCCGAACCTACCCCCATGCCGAAGGCGGCGAGCTGGGGATCGAGGCGTTTGGCGTCGACACCGGCTTCAGAACCCAGCGCGCCTATTCCTTCTGTCGCGGGCGTCCCCGGTCTTACGCCATGGATGGCCGGCCGGGCTGGAAAGTGCCGATCCTGGGCAAGGCCAAGCCGGTCAAGGTGGTTGAGCAGGGCCGGGTCAAGGGGCGCGTCAAGCTATGGCCTTCCGGCACATGGGAACTGAAGGCCATGTTGGCCTGGTCCCTGAAGCTCTCGACCGAAGCGGGCTACGCGGTCCGTCAGCAAGGCCGGGGACACTGGTCCATGGCCGAAGACGAGGCCTGGGCGCAGCAGATCACGGCAGAGGGTCTGGCCGAGGAAACCGACGACCGCACCGGCGAGATCAAGCGTTGGTGGAAAAAGCTGCGGGACCGAAACGAGTGGGTGGACATCTGGGTCGGCGCCCGCGCGCTGGCGTGGAGCCTCGGGGTCGGCGCGCCGGCTAAGAACGGCGCAGAGAATGTGGATTGGGCCGCACGCGCCGCTGCGCGCGGCCAGGCCTCGGCATCGGCGCCTGACCTCTTCTCGGGTGAAAAGCCGTCGCCGAAGTCCGCAGTTGCGTTGGAGCCGTCCGATCCGACGCCGCCGGCGAATGACAAACCGGGTTCGTCGGAACGTCGGTTCTTCCGTAAGAAACGAGGCTGACCATGGCGCTGACCGATGACGATGTGATCCGTCTCGCCCGCCTGCGGGCTGACCGCGACGCCCAGATCAGCGGTCGGGCGGTGTCCAAGGTCGCTTCAAATGGTCGTTCAAAGGATATGGCGGCGGCGGATCTGAAGCGTCTGGATGGCGAGATCGAGGCTCTGGAAGCCAAGGCTCTCACTGGACGGTCGCGTCGTCGCGGTGCGATCACCTTCCGGTGGGGCCGATGAGCGGCGTGTTCGGCCTGCGCGGCCCTGCCTATCCTTCCACCCGTTCGGCGTCGGTGGCTCATGTGCCTACGGCGTTCGAGCGACCCTATGAAGCGGCGCGCCGCGAGGGCGTGCATGCAAACTGGCGGCCGGGCCTCCGCTCGGCGGATGCCGACTGGCTGGATGACCGCGATGAGGTCATCGCCAAATCGCGTGACATCGGTCGGAACGAAGGCGTCGGCGCGTCCGCCACCATGCGGGTCGTCAATGCGTCCGTCGGCTTCCGCTGGGATTTCACGTCAAAGCCGAACCATCGCGCGCTCGGCATCAGCTATGAGGCGGCGCGCGAGCTGGGCCAGGCGATCGGTGCTGAGTGGGAGCAATACGCCTACGGCATCCACTTCTGCGCCGACGCGGAACGCACCCTGACCTTCGGCCAGCTGCTGCGCCTGTCGGCCGCTCACATCTTCAACGACGGCGAGATGTTGGGCCTCGTCGAGTGGGCTGAGGAAGAGCTGACGAAATACAAGACGCGCCTACGTGTCGTGGATCCCGACCGCCTGTCGAACCCTCACGGCAAGCCGGACACGCCCACCTTGCGCGGAGGTGTCGAGAAGAACTGGAACCAGGCGCCAATCCGCTACTGGATCCGCGAGGGTCACCCCGACGACGTCGGCATGGGCGCCGGTCGCGTGTCCATGAACTGGACGTCGTGGGAGCGTTACTCGACCAATCTGGGGCGGCCCCAGGTGCTGCATGCGTTCGACAAGCTGCGTGCCGGTCAGACACGGGGCGTCACCCGGTTCGCCTCGGTGCTGAAGCTGTTCAAGAGCTTCTCGCGGTTCACCGACAAGACCATCGAGGCGGCGGCCCTCAACGCCCTCTTCCTCGGCTTCATCAAGTCCAATGCTGGTCCGTCGGCGGTTTCGGATTCGTTCGACACCGACGACATGTCGGGCTTTGCGGCGGAGCGCGAGGACTTTTACGACGAGAACCCGGTCGAGGTTCAGGGCGTCCGCTTCCCCGTTCTGGGACCGGATGACGAAGTCCAGATGCAGACGACGGCCCGCGACACCTCAGGCTTCGACGGCTTCACGCGGGCGATCCTGCGGCTCATCGCGGCGGCGCTCGGCGTCACCTACGAAGAGCTGTCCATGGACTTCTCGACGACGAACTATTCGTCGGCGCGGGCGGCCCTCATGATCGCCTGGAAGGAAACGCTCGCTCTGCGCGGCTTGATCGAGCAGCAGATTGTCTGGCCCTTCTTTGCGGCCTGGCTGGAAGAGGCGATCGACATCGGCGCGATCCAGCTGCCGGCAGGCGCTCCCGACTTCTACGACGCGATCGACGCCTATGTCGAAGGCCGCTGGCGCGGTCCTGGTCGCGGCCACATCGATCCCACGAAGGAGCTGCTGGCGGCGGCTGGTCGGATGGAAGAGGGCATCACGACCATGGAAGACGAGTGCGCCGAGTACGACGGCTCCAACTGGGAAGACAAGCTCGAGCAGAAGGCCCGCGAGAACGCCTACAAGCGCGAACTGGGCCTGCCGGTCGACGGCGATCCAGTCGTGCCGGACGATGATCCCGAGGCGGATCGCCAGCGAGATGAGCGACCGCGTTCCGCGCGCCGCTCAGCCATGTCGCGGGTCGCTGCGGTCGCCGACAGCGTCGATCACAACGCCTTCCTGGATGCCCGGCCCGTCGCGGCCTGACCGGCTTTCGAGCCATCTGAGGACACCTCATGTCGAACCTGACCAGTCTGGCGACCCGCCACGCGGGCCGTCCCCTTCTGCTCACGCCGCGCGCTGCTTTCGAGCTGGCCAACCGCGTGCGCGATGTCGATGCCGAAGCCAGCGTGAAGCCCGGCCGCTTCTCCGCCCTGATCCGCAAACTGGCGGGGCTGAACCGCCAGCCAACCGCCATGGACGACGATGGTGATTACACGCCCGTCCCCATGGAAACCCGTCTCGCCTACACGCCGCTGTATGCTGGCGAGCCTGACGACTTCGGCTTCTGCTGGACGCTGAAAGACGGCGTCGCCCTGATGCAGATCGACAAGCCGCTGCTCGATCGCGGCGAGATGTTCTGCGGCGAGGTCTATCACGGTTACGACACCATCCTTCAGGGTCTGCGCGAAGCCAACGAGGACGACCGCGTCCGAGCCGTCTTCATCCGTGAAGCGACGCCGGGCGGCGTCGTCGCCAGCGGCCTTCCCGCTTTGGCTGAATACATGCGCGAGAACAGCGCGCGAGGCGGCGGCAAGCCCATCCATGTCTATGCGGACATGGCCTGCTCCGCCGGCTACTGGATTGCTTCTGGCGCTGACAAGATCGTCGCCGGCCGCGTCGGATTGGTCGGTTCGATCGGTGCGGTGATCGTGCATGAGAACTGGTCGGGGGCCTTGGAAAAGGCCGGCGTCGAGATAACGCCTATCCAGTTCGGTGACGCCAAAACCGACGGAGCCTGGTTCGCCGCCCTGTCAGATCGCGCGCGCGCGGACCTTCAGGCCGAGATCGACCAGTGCGGCAGGGACTTCGTCGCCGACGTCGTCGCCGGCCGTCCTCAACTCTCGCCCGAGGAAGTTCTGGCGACCCAGGCGGCAGTCTTCATGGGTCACCACGATGACCCCGCCAGATCCGCCCTGGGCCTGAAGCTGGTCGATGCGATCGCTTCGGAAGAGAGCGCCTTCTCTGAGCTGCGCGATCAGGTCGCCGGCTCCAAAACCAACACCGTCCCGGGTTCACAAGCATCGGCCGGCAGCGCGCGGGACCGCGCTTCGGCTTCCCCTGCAAAGGAGGCCCCCGTGGCCAAGACACCGAAAGCGGGCGGCAAGCCGTCCGCGAGCACCGCTCTGGCTGCCGCCCAGGCCGTCGCCCGCTGGGCGCAAGCTGAAGTCGCTCGACTGAAGGCCGAGGCCGCCCAGGAGGCACCGCCGGCGGACGATGAAGACGACGCCGACGCGCCGAATGCCGAAATTGAAGACGACGGCACCGACGACAATGACGCCGATGCTGAAGCGGATGACGCCGCTGAAGGCGATGAAGACAGCGTCCAGACCGAAGCCGAGAAAATCGCTGGTTCGCCCGAAGCTGAAGCCAACCCGAAGGCGGCGACGGCGGCGATTGCAGCGGGGCTGACCTATGCCCAGTTCCGCAAGACGTCGGCTGCCTATTCCGGCGGCGGGGCGCGCCGTCTCGAAGCGACGCTGAAGGGCTCGCCGCGACTTGGCGCCGATGCTTCGACGTCCAGCAAGCCGGCGTCTTCCGGTCTCGACCCGTCGGCCATCTACAAGCGCCGCGCCGAGCGCGCCAAGGGCAGCGTCAAATAAGCCTCGCCTGAGCCTTCCAACCTCAATCGCCTGAAGGCGTCGCAGGTCGGCGCCGGATCTGGAGACCTCTCATGACCATCCTCAAGGACTCGCCGGGTGCGGGCCATTTCATCCTGTCCGAAGCCAATGGCTATCGGTCGCGCCAGCGCATGGTCGTCGGCTTGGCGCAGACGCTCCTCGCTGGCCAAGTGCTCGGCAAGGTCACGGCAAGCGGTGACTATGTGAAGCTGGCGCCGTCGGCCACCGACGGCAGCCAGACCGCCGCCGGCATCGCCTTCGACGACTACGTCACCACGACCGAGAAGGTCGATGGCGTCAGCTTCGAACGGGATGGCGAGGTGACCCTTGCCAAGTTGGTCTGGCCTGCCGGCGCCACGGACAACCAAAAGGCGGCGGCCGTCGCCCAGCTGGCCGCGAAGGGTGTCCTCGCCCGCTTCTGATCAAGGCGCCTTCTTCCCTCATCTCGGCCCGGCCAGCGGCCGGGCCGGTCTCTTTTCACCGACGTCGCCTTGACGGCCGTCGGCTGCCAACACGCAAGGAAACCGACCATGTCTTTGGTGAACGTCTTCAAGTCGAGCCTCTTCAAAACCACCACCCTGACGGCGGCGATCAACGCCACCGAGACCCCGCCGCAGCGCATCGCCCAGCTGGGCCTGTTCGAAGAGCAGGGCGTGCCGACGACGTCCGTTGTCATCGAGCGCAAAAACTCGCGTCTGGACATTGCCCCCGTCCTGCCGCGCGGCGCGGATCCCACGCCGATGAAGGATCCGACGCGCCAGGGCATTCCTCTGGTCATTCCGCACGTGCCCGTGCGCGACCGCCTGATGGCGGACGAACTTCAGGACGTGCGTGAGTTTGGGTCGGAAGACCAAATGGTTGGGATCGAGTCGGCCCGCGACGAGAAGCTTCAGACGATGGATGACACTCTGACGGTGACTGAGGAATATCATCGTCTCGGCGCCATTCAGGGACTGATCCTGGACAAGGACGGCAGCGTGCTGCTCGACCTCTACGACGAGTTCGAGGTCACCGAACCTGCTGCGATCGAGATCGACCTCGACCGCACCGGCTGGACGGCCGAAAAGTCCGGCTTGCTTCGTGCACAGTTCTCCGGCCTTCGCACGCAGATGCGTCAGATCCTTGGCAACAAACCCGTGCGCGGGGTTTGGGCGCCCTGCGGCGAGGATCTGTACGAGCAGGTCGCCAATCACCCCGAAGTCCGCGAGACTTATCTCGCGACGATGGAGGCCAAGGATCTGCGGGGCGATCCGTCCGAGTCCTTCGTCTATGGTGGGGTGATCTGGGAGAAGTATCCCGGTTACGGTGATGTCGAAATGGATGCGGACGAATGTCGCTTCATTCCCATGGGCATCCCCGGCCTGTTCATCAGTCGCTATGCCCCGGCGCCGTGGTTCTCGGCCGTCAATCGCAAGGGTCTGCCGCGCTACGCCATGGCGACCCTCGACCCGACGGGCGAGAAATACATCGACCTGGAAGGCCAGACGAACGGTCTGCACATCTGCACCCGCCCGGAAGCACTGATCCCCGGCCGTCTCAAGTAAGTCTCGCCCGCATCGCAGACCCCGCCGCCCGATCAGCTCGGGCGGCGGGATTTTCCGAGCGCGCAGCATCGCGCCCTCCGACAAGCCCGTCGAAAGGAACCCGTCATGGATAATACGAACACGCCGACCTCGACCTCACAGCTCGCTCTACAGGCCGCGTCCAGCCAGGCGCAGCCGTCGCTGGACGCGGCGGCCGATAAGGCGGCGGCCGATAAGGCGGCGGCCGATAAGGCGGCGGCCGATAAGGCGGCGGCCGATAAGGCGGCGGCCGATAAGGCGGCGGCCGATAAGGCGGCAAAGCCTCCTCGCGCACGTCGTGGCCCGCCTGCGGATGGCGGCGAGGAAGAACGCGTTGACGCGATCCTGTCGACCTCGAAGCTGCTGGGCGCCGGCGGAGAACGTCTGCGCAGGGGGATGGCCGTTTCCGTGCCCAAGCGGCGCGCCTTTGCCCTGGAGCGGTCCGGAAAAATCCGCTTCGGTTCGACCGAAGAAGTCGAGCGCGCAGCGACGCGGCTTGGCTCGGCTCGCATTGGTTGATCAGCCATGGCGGGTTTCGGCGATTTGATGGCCGATCTCGACGCTACTGTCTTTGCTGAACTGTCCGATGACGCGGCGGCGATCTGGTCTCGCCCAAGCGTGTTTGCGACGACGGTGGCGGCGATGTTCGATCGCGTCGAGCAGGCGGGTTCGATCGGCGGGATGTCCATGATCGACTTAGCCGATGTCGTGCGGATCTCGGTCGCCGAAGCTGAAATCCGCCGGCCTGGCCAGCCGCCACGGTCGGGCGATGTTTTCGTTGTAGGCGGCGTTCAGGCGGTCGTGCATGGAGAGCCGTGGCGCGACGCTCAGCAGAACGGCCGCGACTGGCTCTGTCCAGTTAGTCGCTGATGGCCAGTCTTTCGGGCCGTTCGGCCTGGGGCCTGGCGACGGCCGACAGCGGGGCGTCGCGTCCGTCGCGGATCGGTCGCTACAGCGAGGGCGGCGCGGCGGTTAAGCTGACGGTCGAGGACGCCTCGGCCGGCGATCTGGGCCTTGCTCTACAAGGCAAGCTTCAGGCCTCCATCGATGACCAGCTGAAGGCGCTGCACGGCGCCTACTGGCGAGCGATGAACCGGGTGGTCGAGGCCGGCAAGGGTCGGCTGAGGGCGGACATCATCGCCGGTGGCTTCCACAACGCCCGCTCTCTGGCGAACACATGGCGCGGCAACGCCTATCCCCGGGACAAGAACAGCCTCGATGTCGCCGGCTGGATCTACACCCGCGCGGGGATGCTGATCTCGGTGTTCGAAGAGGCGACCGTCATCAAGGTCGCCGGCAACGCCCAGTTCCTGGCCATCCCCCTGGGACCGGCGAAGGCGATCGTCCGTCGCCTTCAGAAACAGAAGAAGAAGGGCCTGATCGGCCGCAACGCCTGGGGTCGGTTTGAGAAGGACGATTCCTACGTCGAGCAGGTGGCGCGGGCCATGGGCGTGGATCTGGTCCCAATCATCGCGCCGGATCGCCAGACGGGTGTGCTGGTGGCGGCGGACAAGCGGGCGCTGACCCCGACGGGACGCAAGGCCAAGGGTCTGTCCAAGCCGCCGACCCCGCTGTTCGCCCTCGCCAAGACCGCGACCTTACGCAAGCGGATCAAAGGGCAGGCGCTGCTCGACGAGATCATGAAGAACTTCGCCAGCGACTTCGTCCACGCCTTGATGGGCGAGCTGGCGGTGGATCAAAGAGAGGGCGGCTGATGACCAATCGCGAGGCTCTCCTTCAAGCCCTCGTGGCGTTGACGGCTGGTGAACCCTCATTGCCGCCGGCGGCTCTTGATGAGCCGGAGCCGTCGCATTGGCTAACCCGCATGGGCGCTGCGCCGATCGCGGGGGAACTGCTGCACGCCTTGGCCGTCCAGGACGCCACGCCAGAAACGCTGGCCTTCGTCAGGGGCGCTGAGATCGATGAGGCTGGCGAAGAACTCGAGTTCACTCCGATCATCGCCTACGCCGTCCAGGCCAAGCCGGGCGTTGGCGACACATTGGAAGCCCTGCGCGCCGCCCGCCGTCAGGCTCGCGACGAAGGCGTCCGGCTGATCGCCGATCTGATTGCTCAGAACCGCACGCTTGGCGTCGAGGCTGAAGTCTATGCCGAGGTGATGCCGCCCGCTCGCGATGACGACGTGGCGTTCGTCAACGCCTTGCCGTCAGCCACCGCCCTGATCCCGATCCGCATCCTCTACACCGGCCGCGACGCGGCTTCCTGAAGGAGACTTCGATGCCAAAAGACATCGACAACGTCGCCGCCGACAAACCCGGTTCGTCAGCGGCGTCAGCGCCCCCATCCCCGCGCGACCCTCTCGACCACGATGGTGATGGTCGCAAAGGCGGCGTCGCGCCCGTCCCGGCTGTCCAGCACTTGGCCGTAATCAAGGATGATGCCGAACGACGCCTCGTCCACGGTCAGGTGATCGCGGTTTCTGACGCCGACGCCAAGGTGTTGCTGGCGACCGACCATGTCCGGGTCGCCACCGACGTCGAGGTCGAGCTGGCCCAGCCCTTCGTCCATTCCTGGACGGCCTGACCTTCCTCTAACGGAGCCTCCGTCATGACGACTTCGAACGATCCGCGCGGCCGTCTGGCCGAACTTTACAGCGCCTCTCAGACGGCCCTGACCACGCCGGCCGCCGCGCCGGGGCAGACCTTCTTCCGTCGTCACTTTTACGACTGGACGCCCTCGCCTCAGGAAGAGCCCCAGGACGACGAACTGATGGGCGGCGGATTCGCCAACTCGATCGACGCCCGGCCTGCTGCCCCGGACATCCATCGCGCCTCGCTTCGCGTGGCCTGGCCGCTGGATCTGGCGCAGATCGGCTTTGTCCTGACCGAGCTGCTTGGCCTGCCGGCGACGACGGGCGCTGGCCCCTATGTTCACACCTTCGACAGCGCGACGACGGTCGTGCCCAGTCGGACATTCGAGCGGAAGTTGGCGGCCGGTCAGTTCGACGGCGCGACCGGCGCTGTCGCCCGCTCGCTGCAGTTCCCCATCGGATCGGATCGGGGCTACACCCGCGTCACCGCCGACTATTTCGCGCGGGAGGCGCTTGAACAGTACGGGGCCTCGATCGCGGGCGCACCGGAGACCCCGACCATCAACAGCCGCGTTCCGCGCGCGGTCGGCACGATTAAGCGCGGCGGCACCCAGCTTGCCGCCGTCATCTCGGGCGACGCCACCATTGCGAACGTCCTGGGCGAAGACAGCTACGCCGGGTCCAAGTTCGTCGATGACGTCGCATTGGAAGGTCGGACGGCGGCCATCAACATCACCGGCCGCTTCAAGGGCGCCGCCATGCGCGATCTCGGCAGGGTTCCGGTTGGCGGTGTTGTCCAGGACGCCTCCGATTTCGATCTGGAATGGGTGTTGTCGCCGTCACTGAAACTGGCCCTGACGATCCGCAATGTCCGCTTCGCCCGCGTCGGCATCGGCGCCAGCGGCCCCGGTCGTCTGGACGTGCCCCTGCGCGGTCGCGCCGAGATCGGAGCCAACGCCTCAATGGTTACGGCAGTGCTGACCAACACAACGCCGAGCTACACCTGATGCGGCCGAAACACGACGCCTGGTCGCCGGCTGAGCCTGAATGGACGCCGCTGGCGCCCGGTGTCAGATGGCTCCTGCGACGGCCTGACGGCGCGGACAGGATGATCGTCACGGCGGATGTCTCCCAGGCCATGTCTCGCATCTATCAGGGCCGCGCCGAGTTGGAGGCGCTGGGACTGGACGGCGCGATGGCTGGCGGCGATCACGTGCTCAGCCTGGACCAGCTTGTCGGCTACAGCTCCTTGCTGACGGCGAGCCGCTACGCCCGTCTTTGCCTGATCGACTGGGAGGGGATCGACCATCCTCAGACGGCTGAAAAGCTGGATCCGACCGACCCCTCGGCCATTCACGACGCCCTGGTGTTCGGCGCGCCGGGCGGTGGGGCGCCTTTGCTCGCCCCGTTCCTGGCTTGGATTGACCAGCCGCGCCGCCCCATGGGCGCGGAGACCGTCCGGCTGCGCGCCCTGGCCAAGGATCACTGGAGCGGCGGGGCTGAGCGCTGCCGGGCCTGCGCCGACGAATCCGACCTCTGCGCCAAGGGTGGATCGATCGAGGGCGGACTCTGTCCCCGTCTGAAGAATGCCCCCCTGACGCCGGAGGGCGTGGCGGCTTGGGATATCGCCAGCGGCGCCGCCGGCTTGTGGGAGCGGGCGGGCATGGCCGGCGCCGTCGCCGGTCTGCGCTATCGCGACGCCCTGCTCGTGTTCGAAGGTCAAGGCGGCGGCGATCAGCTGGACTTCGGCGCCGCCTTCACGGCGTTCCGCGCGATCGAGGCCGGCCGCCTCGAGGCCGAGGCCGAGGCCGAACAGGCCAAGGCTGACGCCGAAGTGAAAGACTGAACCGATGGCGGACGGCGGCGGCATCAATCTGCGGCTTTCGCTGAAGGGCGCCGAAGAGGTCCGCTCTGAGCTGGCCAGCATCGGTCCGGCCGGCAGTCGCATGGCGCGTGAGCTTGACCGCGCGATGCGTCAGCCGACGGGCGGGATCAAGGCCCTGGACACCGGCGTCCGCGAGGCCCGCTCCGGTTTGGAAGGATTCGCGTCTCGCGCCGGTCCGGTGGGTTCCGTGCTGCAATCCATGGGCGGCTGGGGCATGGCGGCGGCGGCGGCCTTCGCGGCGGTCGCCGTCGGGGCGGCCTCGGCGGTCCGCGTCGCCAATGAGGCGACCCAGGCCGCCGCCGCCTTGACGGATTCGGCGGAGCGCATCGGGGTCGGCACCGAGGCCTTGCAGCAATGGCGCTATGTCGCCGACGAGGCCGGGGTGCCCGTCCAAGCCTTGGAGGGCGACCTCGAGCGACTGAACGGCGTCCTGGGCAAGTTCAAGGCCGGCATCGGCGACGCCAAGCTGAAGCCCTGGTTCGAAAAGCTTCAGATCAGCAAGGGCGATCTGGACAGCATCCAGACGGCCGATCAGCTGATGCTGATGATTGCAGGTCGCCTCGAGCTGATCACCGACCGTTCTGAACAGGTTGCGGCGATGAGGGCTTTCGGCATCGAGGCATCCTTGCCGGCTCTGCGTCTTGGCGAGCAGGGCCTTCGGGATCTGCTTAGCGCCTCGAAGGATTTAGGTGTCGTCTTGGATTCTGAGACTGTCGCCAAGTTGGACGCGGCAGATCGAAAGGCGGAACTTGCTGGTCAGCAGCTGAAGGTTCTCGCGTACTCTGCGGTCGAGCCGTTAGCGACGGCGCTGGCCAACGCGGGCGCTTGGCTTGGAAATTTCTCGGTCGAGATGGATCGCGTCCAAAACAAGGGGCCGGGGTGGGCGGCTTCGTTCCAAAGCTGGATGCGGTTTCTGCCGTTCAACAACAACGCCATGTTCTCCGACGCATGGGCCGCCGGTATGACGCGGGGTGCGCAACGCCAATCAGGGATCGATGCCGGCACGACTGGCGTCGATGTCGATGACCCGGCGGCACAGCGACAGGCGCATGCCGTGCGTCAATGGTTAGCAGGCGGGCGCGACAGACCAAAACCTCCGCCCACACCAAAAGGTGGGGCTAAGGTTGATGGGGCAGCACAAGAAGCAGAACGCCGCCAGAAGGAAATCGAACGCCTCTATGAGCAGCTCGACCGCGAGGTGTCATCGTCTCGGCGGGATGTGACGCGGGAACGTTGGGCGGGCGATGCGCCGGAAGATCGTGCTCAGCTCGCCAAGAGTCTGGCAGCGTTGGATCGCAAGGAACGCGACGCGAAGATCGAGGCGTTACGTAAGGAGCTGGAGATCAAGGGCGCGCTTGATGAGCGGCGGCGTCTTCTGCTGAAGAATATCGAGGACATGAACGCGGAGGCGGATGCGGCGGAGGACCGTCGCATCATCCGCGACATGACTTTGGCGCAGCAGCAGTCTGCGCTTGAAGCCGAACGAGCCTACTCGGAGATCCAAAGCGAAATTCTATCACTCGCCTCTTCCAGCGCCCGGACGTCGGATGAGCGCCGGGCCATCGAGTTGGACTTGTTGGACATCGCCCAGCGCCGCCAGAAGGCGGAACTTGAAGTGGCGATCGCTGCCGAAGAGGACGCCGTGAAACGGGCTGGTCTGGTCGCTGCGCTTGATCGTCTTCCTGCGCTCCATGCCGCCCAGCGTGATCGGGTCATTCGTGACAACGCCGGCCCCTATGCGGCTTGGCGCGAGCATCAAATGACAGGGCCTCAGACCCAGGAGTGGCTTCAGGGGGAGGCCCTGGACGCCTTGGACGGCATGAACAAGGGTCTGATGGACGCCTGGAAGAATGCAGATGGCGCGGGTGACGCATTGATGCGGATGGGGCGCGCCGGGATCGATGCCCTGGGGCGCATCAAGGACGCGCTGTTGGAGGTCGCGATCCAGCAGATGTTCATCCAGCCCCTGACGAACGCCCTGTTCGGGGGCGGCAAGGCCAGCGGCGGCGGCTTCATCGGAAACCTGATGAACAACATCATGGGATCGGCTGGACTTGGCGGTTCGGGCAAGACGCCGATCAAGGCGGGCAAGGCGCGCGGCGGTCTGAACCCATCACGCGGTCTGGTCCCGGTCGGGGAATACGGCCTGGAGCTGATGGACATGCCGGCCGGCGCGCGGATTTACGACACCGAGCGGACGGAGCGGATGCTGCGCGACGCGACGTCGGCGGGCGGTCGGGGCGGCGCCGTGCTGCAGCCGACCTTCAACATGCCCGTGACGGTCGTGAACAACGGCTCGGAGAAACTGCAGGCGACGACGCGGCTGTCGCCGGAGGGCATCGACGTTATCCTTGAGCCGCTCGTTCGCAAGGCCGTCGGCAAGATGGGCGCAGACGGTTCTCTGGCGAAGTCATACAGCCAGACCCCTAGAGGCAAGGATCGCTGATGGCCAACGGTCTGTGGAACGCCGGTTTCCTCCAGGGCGCAGCGCACTGGGTCTCGGCCGGCGCGCTGTCCGTCGACGAACAAGCGCGGGGCGCACCCGGCCGGGCCGTCCTGAGGGCGTCCAAGGTCGTGCCGACGTCAGGGGCGCCGGTCGAAATCCAGCCTGCGGCGTCGGATCGCGTGCCGGTGGAGGCAGGGCAGACGGTGGAACTGTCGGCGGCGGCCTTGGGTCTGCTGGGGACGGTGGAGACGCCGGCCGCGCCGAAAGCCTTCGTCATCTTCTACAATGGCGCGGGCGGCGTGATCGAGAAACGGCCCCTGACCGTCCGCGCGCCTGAGATCGCTGGTCATGCCCCCGGCCGCGCAGGCGTTCGCGGCAGCTTCTACACGGTTCAGCAGCGCGAGGTCGCCCCGGCGGCGACAGCGCGGGCCAGCTTCTGGATCGAGGCGCAGTCCTCGGCTGCGAACCAGACCGTCGTGATCCTGGCGCTGAAGCCGATGCTGGCGGTCGTCGAACCCAGCCGGACGGCGCCCCTGCTTTGGACGCCAGGCCGCCACGACGACCCGGACCTCGCCTTTCTGGCCTGGCCCGACATCCTCAAGCCTTTCCGCAACGGCGCCGGCGGCGAACCCCAGCCCGGCAGGGTCGAGTATCAGGCCGGCGCGGGCCGGCCGAAATCCCGCCGCACCGCCCTTGATCCGGTGCGGAAGTTCGTCGGGCAAATCCGCTGCGACGGCGTCGAGCGGTCAGAGCTGGAAAAGTTCTGGCGCGAAGGGCCGGGCGACTTCTGGATGGTCGAACCCGACACCGACCGACTGTGCGTCGCCAGCTGGGCTGCCGACGGCGCGCCTGTGATGACCGAGCAGCGCGGGCCCACCTGTATCATGCAGGTCGGTCTTTGGATGGAGACGGCATGACCGACGTCACCGAGGACATGATCGAAGCCGCCTGGCGGCGCGAGGAAGACCCGGTCGCGCAGCTGATCGTCATCCGTTCCGACGCGGACCCCACGCCGATTTCCGTCACGGACTGGCCCGAGGGGATAACGTCCAACGGGGTCGACTATCCCCACTTCCCGTTCGAACTGGTCTGGCACGGCGCCAGCAAGGAAGATCCTTTCGGCAAGGGCAAACTGACCATCGGCAATGTGGACCGGCGCGTCGAGGAGGCGTGCGACGCCGCCTTGACGCCGCCCGAGATCGACCTCTCGCTTGTCTGCGTCGAGGCGCCCGATGTCGTGGAACAGGCGGTGCTGGGTGCCAAGGTGCCGAATGTCGAGGGCGACGCGATGCAGGTCAGCGCCGTGATCCGGCCTCGGGACTTCAGCGAAGAGCCGGCGTGCGCGGTGAAATACGTCCCATCCACTGTGCCGGGCATGTTCTGACCATGCAGATGGTCGTCCCGTCCGACCTCGAAGAGAGGGCGGCGGGCCTGATCGGCCGCCCCTTCCTGCCGAAGGGCGACACGCCGGACGGTTGGGACTGCCGGGGGCTGGCGCGCTGGTGCCTGAGGGAATGGTGTGACGTCGCCGTTCCCGACTATCTCGACCTCTACGCCGCCGGCATCGTTTCGCCAGGCGGTCGCCGCGAGCGCGCGCGGCTGCTTGCTGAAGGATTGGGCGCAACGTGGCGTCCTGTCGAAGCCCAGGCCGGTGCGGTCGCCCTGCTCTCCTGGCTGGGTCAATCGGGACACGTCGGCTTCATGCTGTCCCAGACCCGCATCCTCCACGCCGACATCCGGGTCGGCACGGCGACGTTCGATCTGACTGATCCGGCCGCCGCCTACAGGCTGAAGGGCGCCTTCGTCCCGGCCTTCGTCACAGACATTCGCCACGCCTGACGGCGCGGCCAGACTTTCGTGAGGTCTCATGGCTGACGGCAGCGTTCCTATCGTGCTGTCACCGGAGCCGTTCGCGCGCACGACGACCTACGTCGAGGCGCCGGCCGGCTGCACGGTGCGGACCATGCTGGCCTCGGCCGTCAGCCGGGGACACCTGAAGCTCGACGACCTCGCGCGGACCAATGTCTATGTCGACGGCGTCCGGCTGGACCGCGAGGACGCCCTGACGATGGTCCTGCACGAGGGCCAGGTGATCAACGTCGTGGTCGAACCGCTGGGCGGCGGCAGCGGCGGCAAGAAGGAAATCGGTCAGATCCTGCTGACCATCGCGGTGATCGCGGTGAGCATGTGGGTCGGCGGCCCGGCGGGGCCGTTGCAGGCCTGGCCCATGCTGGCGCGGCAGGTCGCGGCCGCCGCCATCCTGACGGCCGGGCAGATGGCGGTCGCCGCGATCTTCAAGCCCGAGACCAACGTCACCAAGACGAACGACCGCTACGCCCTGTCCTCGGCGTCCAACCAGTATCGGCAATGGGGCGCCATGCCCCTGGCGCTGGGCGAGGTGGTCGTGGCGCCCGACCTCGCGGTCAAGACCTTCACCCAGGCGCATGGCGAGGATCAGTGGATCTACGGCATCCTCGGACTCCACTATGGCCCCTGCACGGCGACAGACCTAAAGATCGGCGACACGCTGGTCAGTTCGATGGGCGCCAACGATGTGCGGGTCGCCTACCACCTGACCCCTGGCCCCCGCACCTTCAGCATCGTAGCCAACGATACCGACCAGCTGGACCTGCAGGAGGAGCTTGCCGCGACCGTATCGGGCGCGACGCCTGTGGTGCGCGCCGGCTCGGCCGAAGGCGAACGGTTCGAGTTCGACTTCTTCATGCCGCAGGGCCTGTATTTCGCGAAGGACGACGGGCGGAAGATCGCCGCGTCCGTGACCGTGACGATCCGCTATCGACCGATCGATCAGAACGGCGTCCCGACGGGCGGCGGCGCTTGGCAGAGCGGCCTGACAGTTCCTTTGACCTCGGCGTCCAGCGACCCCTGGCGCTTCACCCAATCGATCAGCCTGCCGCTGGGCCGTTACGAGTTCGAAGTCGTTCGCTCCAGGCTGGAAGACACGAACGCCAAGCGCAAGACTGACATCGGTTGGACGGCGATCCGGGCCATCGCCTTCCGCAAACCCGTGGCGGACGAAACCCTCTCGCTGATCGAGTTCGCCGTCAGGGCTTCGGCTCTCAATCAGGGCAGCCTCGCGCCCCTGACCTGCTGCATCATCCCGATCTGCGAGACCTGGACCGGCAACGCCTGGGGCGCGCCGGTGCCGACCTCCAACCCGGCCGCCGTGACGCGCTGGCTGATGACGGGTCCGGCCCCCGCCTTGCCCCTGTCCTCGGCGCAGGCGGACGTGGGTCTGCGGACCTGGGCCGCCCTGTGCGACCAGTATGACTGGAAGGCCCATCTCTATCTGACCGAGGACCGGAAGCAGGACGCCGTCTTGCAACTGCTCGGGATGAACGGCCGCGCCAGTCTGTTCTGGGACGGAACCCAGCTGGTGGCGTCCCCCTGGACGGAAAAGCCCGCGCCACGTCAGTTGTTCGCCGGGTCGAACCTGAAGGATCACCGCTGGGAGATCGTCTTCCCCGATCCGGTCCACGCCCTGCGCGTCGAGTTCCAGAACATCGAACAGGGTGGCGAGGCGGACGAGGTCTATGTCTATGCCGATGGATATGGCGAGACGGCCGACGCTGCGAACGGCATCGAGGCGGCGACGCTGGTCGAAGCCTTGCGCCTGGAAGGCCAGCAGACTCTTGAGCGCGCCTATCGCGACGGTCGTTGGAACCTCGCGGCCCGCATCCACCAGCGCCGCGTCGACAGCTGGTCGACAGACATCGAGCATATCGTCTGCCGCTTCGGCGACCGGGTTCGCCTGGCGTGGGATCGTGTCGGCACGGCGAACGCCACGGTGCGGAACCGCATCTGGTCCGGCGGCCTGGTCTCTGGCCTGCGCCTGAGCCAGCCGGTCCGCATGGAGCCGGGCCGGACCTATGCGCTGGATATTCGGCTGCCGGGCCAGGTGCTGACCGGCGTTCCGGTGGTGAATCCTGCGACGTCCATGCCGGTCGTGACGCGAACGATCAGCTTCGTCGATCTGCGGAACGCCAACGTCAGCCCGCGCGGCGGCGACCTGATCGCCTTCGGGGAGCCTGAGCGCATCAGCGAGGACGTCGAGGTCATAGGCATCACGCCCGGCCCTGATCTGACCGCCACCCTGGTCGGCATCCGCTATGTCGCGCCGCTGCTGATGGCGGCCGAGACAGGACCAATCCCGCCGCTGAAGAGCCGCCTGACGCGCGAGCGCGCCATGGACCCGCCTATGCCGACCCTGCTGGGTTGGCAGGCGGATGCAGAGGGCGTGCGCATCGGGTTCTCGATGCCTCCATGGCGCGGATCGCCTGTCACAGGCTTCACCCTGCGCTGGCGCCAGACACCGGGGGCTGGCCAGTCGGCCGCCTGGGTGTCGTTGCCGGACCTTCCCGCCAATGCGATGACGGCGGTCCTGCCGCCCCTCCGAGAGCTTCCTGCCGAGGCGACCAACGCGACCAGCGCTCAGGTGCAGATCGTCGTCATGACGGCCGATGGTCGCGCGTCCGCCCCATTGCAGGTGACGGTTTCGGAACAGGCGATCCAGCAGCCGCCGGCTGGAGACTGGACCGTTGCCGAACTGACGGAAGGGCCTGACGGATCGCGGCAGTCCGGCTTCCTGGTCATCGGCCTGGTCGGTTCGATCAACCCACACCGGGTTACGGTCGAGTATGGCGCCTCGGCGACTGGCCCCTGGGACGCTGCCTTCGACGGGCCTCCGGTCAATGGCGTCGTCCGTGCGCCAATCTTGGGAATGCAGCCGGGCGGCCATTGCTGGATCGGCATCACCTATTGGACGCCGCAGGGTGTGGCGCCCAGCGGTCGCCGCATCCTGGGGCCATATACCGCACCTGGTCTGATCGCTGGCGACCTGTCGCCGGAGAGCCCGGTGCGGATCGCGGTGACGGAGATCACAGATAGGCTGGTCGGCGTCGAGGGGATTTCTGCGGCGAACGCGGCGGCGGTGGCGGACCTTCAGGAGGTCTATGGCGATACGGCCAGTTCGGCCCAGAATGCCGCCGTCGCCGCCGAAAAGGCGAGCCAGGCGATCCTGGCCCAGGCCGGAGCGGTCACGGCCGAACAGGGCGCTCTGTCCGCGAAGTCCGACTCCGTTGCGGCGGCCGGGGCGAGCGCGTCCTCGGCCTCTCAGGCGGGCGGGTTCAAGACGGCCGCCGAGGCCGCATCCGCCGCTGCGACGGAACAGAAGCTGCAGGCCCAGGCCGCGCGCGATGAAGCGGGAGCGAATGCCGCCGCGTCGGCGCAGTCGGCCGCGAACGCCAGCGCGTCGGAGACCCAAGCGGGCTTACAGGCAGCAGCGTCACAATCCGCGAAGAATGCGGCCGAGGCTGCGCGTGGGCAGGCCGAGACCTACAGAAACGAGACCGCGACGGCGCGTGATACGGCGCAGGGTGCAGCGGCGATGGCGACAGCCCAGGCGGGCCTTTCCGCCTCGTCGGCCGGCGCATCGCAGGCGGCCGCCAACTCGCCTCTGGCCACTTCGCCCGCGCTGTCGCCGGACGCCTTCCTGGTCAACTCATGGGCGACGCTGAACGGGCAGCCCAACCTGCGCCAGGTCTTCGCGGACAATCCGGGCAAGATTTACCCGATCAACTCGACCGTCGAGGTCAACAACTTCGGCGTCGGCGTGCATCTCAACACGGCGAAGGCGGTTGCACGGCCCGAAGGCCATCGTTTCCGGTATTCGGCCCGCATCCGGCGCATGGCCGAAGGCGGCGATGCGTCGCAGAACCGCGTGACGCTTTATGCGTGGTTCTGGAACGCCGATGGCGTCGAGATCGGCGGCGCGGAACTGATGGACGTCAACCCTGGAACAGCCCAGGGCACACGATTGCTATCGGCCGAGTATCTGCCTCCGTCCGGCACAGCCTGGACCCGGACGATGCTGCGAATCTGGTCGATGGTCGGCGTCACGGCGGCTCTCTCGATAGAGACCGAGGATGTCGAAGCGGAAAAGACGGCGACAGCCGCCGCCGCCGCATCGGTCGCGTCTGCCGGAATGGCGAGCACAAAGGCCGACGAAGCGGGCGTCAGCGCTGCGGCCGCCAATGCGGCGAAGGTCGCGGCCGAGGTGGCGCGTGACGGGTCGAGCGGCTCGGCTGCAGCCTCAGCGACCAGCGCTTCTCAGGCTCTGGCCTACCGTAATCAGGCGGGTGAGTTCGCCTCGTCGTCGAGCGGGTCTGCAAACGCGGCGGGAACGGCGGCCGGCCAGGCCCAGGCCTATCGCGACCAATCGGCGAGTTCGGCCGCGACTGCGAATGCGGCGTCCGTCAGTTCTGGGGTCAGCGCCACGACTGCGCAGCGTGCGGCGGAGAGCACCTTGCCCTCGACGTTCGAAGAGAACGGCCGCTATTTCGGCACCGTCACCGGGCCTGGGTTGGCCCTCGGCGACATAAACTATCAGGTCTTTTTCCCGACCATCGCCGGCATTGGGAAGGTGGTTAACCGTGACGGGTTTGCGGAATATGGCACGAAGGGCGTCATCGCCCTGAAGCCTGGACGGAAACACCGGGTCCGCTCGCGCGGTCGGATCGTCCAGAACGGCCCGAACGACACGCATCAGTGGGTGCTTGGCTTCCAGATCTATGACGCCAACGGCACGATTCTGAACCAATGGTGGACCGAGTTCAGCAACATCAAACGTCATGCTGATGGATGGTATGACATCGGTGGATCGGAGCCGACGACCGAACAGTTGCAGGCGCATGCGCCGGGCGCCACCTATATTCGGCCCTACGTCCTTCAAGGTTGGGGCGCCTCGGTCTATCCGGGTTCCATCTCCGAGGTTGCCTTCCTCCGCTATGAGGATGTGACCGAAAGCGCCGCCGCCGCCAACTCGGCCGCCGCCGCTCTCTCTTCCCAGGCCGGCGCCGACGCCGCCGCATCTCGTGCTTCGATCAGCGCCAATCTGGCGGCCTCGGTCGGGGCCAACGCCAGCGTCGTGAACAACAGTCGGTTCCTGAACTGGCCTGCCGGTCAGCCGCGCCCGGCAGGGTGGGATGACTGGGCGAACGCCAACGGCACGCCGAACCTCGGCCCGGTGGATGGATGGAACGGCCGACGTCCTGTCCGGATGCAGTATGTGTCCAGCATGCAGGACCTGGGCATGAAGCAGGTCATCAGCGGCTTCAGGGGCGCGGGTGCCTACAATCTGGAAGTGGAGATCGCCATCCCGTGGGGCGGCCCGACCGGGACCGGCTTCCAGGGCGCGGGCGTCCTGATCCAGTGCATGGACGCCAACTTCAACTATCTCGGCGACGGCGGCGTGCTCCGTTTCTTCCAAGACCCCGACACCGGCGGGTATGTCGCGGGCAGCGGGTCGGGCGACGGCAAAATCTATCGCTTCAGCAAGCGGGTCGATTTGCTGCCGAACACGGCGAGCGTGCAGCTTTACCTGATGAGCCGTTGGAAAGACGGCTTCCTGCCTCAGGGCGCAAACGAGAACAAGACGCTGGACTGGTACAGCTGCGACCTCTCGCCCGTGACGGAGGGAGATCGCGCGGTTCCGGCGCTGGCGGCTCAACTCAACGTCACTGCCGCCGTTGCGGCCGATGCACAAAGCCGACTGGCCAGCGTGATATTCGAAATCATCGGTGCATCGGGAGGCGACCCCTTCCAGCTCCTGTTCAGGACGATAGGGTCCAGCTCCTACGGTCGCCTGGTCGCGTCTGCTCTCGAATTCTGCAACGTCGTCGGCGGACAGGTCGTCACCGCCATGAAGCTGATCGGCGGGGAAGTCTTCTTCATGCGCCCGATCTATGTCGATGTGGGTCAAGCCCGACTGATCGTTGGACCAGGAAATGGTTGGGTCCTTTGGTTCGGGCCGTCCAGCAACTCCGCAGCCCAGGCGACCCGCACGAACGGCGTGTTCTGCATGGGGACGGACGGCAAGGTCTACTACGGCACGGCTGAACTGGGGGGCGCCAGCAAAGCCAACGGGGTGAAAAGGTTTGCGTCGAGCGCTGGCGGCTCTGCCGCTATCTCCACGCCCTTCGAGAACACTCAGGCCGGCAGCTTGATCACCTGCACCGGGAGCATCGACGGCGGCTCGCTAACGACCGCCAACGCCACGGTCTACGGGAGTGTCTCGATCTACGAGCAGACATCAGGTGCGGAGCGTCTGTTGTTCTCTCGGCCCATCGAAATGTCTTCGGGCGAGTTGCAGCTTCCCAATGGCAGCTACGCCATCGAAACGGGCGGCAGTTGGTCAGGCCAGCAGTTCGGCGAGTTGAGCGGGTCCGTGTCCTACCGCGTCGCCTTCACGAGATCAGGACCGAACCAGTTCGTAAACGGCGCGACGATCTCAGCCGCCGTCGTCGTAACCCCTGCAGCTTAAGGATAATCCAATGCCCAACGCCATCCTCACCAAGCATGACGGCACGATCACCAGCATCCCGGCCGCCCGGATCGGTGCCAAGCTATGAAACTCTGAGTGACGACAGGCTGCGGCTCTACTGGCAGCCCCCGAAGGGCGATCCGGTCCCTCTTGACGTCAACAACACCCCCGAAAACCTCGCGCGTCTCGACGCCGATATCGAAGGAGCCTGAACCATGGCCAAGACCCCTACGCCCGAAGAAATCGAAGCCGCCCGCCAATTGGTGGCGCAGGCGGACGCCGCCGCCGCTGCTGCACGCAAGGCGGCGATCTTGGCGACCCTGAAGCCCTTCACCGACGCCGGGCTTGGCTTGACGTCAGAGGGCGGCGCGGTCGCGGGGCTGATCAGCGTCATGCGCGCCAACTACGCCACCCTGAGCGAAATCGACCCCAGCCTGCCGAACCTCGTCTTCAGCACCGCTCAGGTTCTTCAGACGCTCGATGATCGGGTGCGGAGCCTGTCGGCGATGAACGCCGCGACGCCGCAGCTCTGACCTGACCAAAGCCGCCCACACGGCTGTTCCACCACGGCCTGACTATTGGAGGGGCGGATGTTCGACCCGCGTGAACTGCCCTGGTTCTGGGGCCTGTGTGGCGGCCTGATCGCTGGCGGCCTGGGCATGATCCCGGCCTATGGGTCCAAGGGCGCTACGCGCGAGGCCAGGGTGCGCGCCTGGTTGTCGCTGGCCATCGGCGTCTTCGCCGGGCCGGTGGCGGCCGAGGCGGCGACCTCGACCATCGTCGCCCTGGTTAAGGTTCTGGACTTCCGCGTCGCGGCGCTGGCCATCGGCTGGATGGCCGCCAACGATCCGCGCGGCTTCTTCAATCTGGTGGGGCGCATCATCAAGGCCGGCCTTCGGGCCGCCGTCGAAAGCAAGGAGGCGTCGTCATGACGCATCACGCATGGGTCGTTTTGACGGGAATGCTGTTCCTGTCGGCAGGTGGGGTGATGACAGTGGTGTTTCGGTTGCTCGGGCCCACCTACCACACCCGGATCTCGGGCAGCTTGTTCCTGCGATCCGTCGTCTTCCTGATCGCCGTCTTCCTGATGGTGAGAGGGGCGACGACCGTGTTCCCCGGCCGGCTGATCAAGGTCGAGCATATGTCGCCCCTGCTGCCGTTGGGCGCCCTGTGTTCGCTGGCTTTCGCCCTCATCGTTCTGGACTTCGTGCAGCGCGACCGCAGCCCGCCGCCCTGGAGCGTGTCGGTGATCCGGCTGTTCACCCTGGCGCGCCGGGAGCGATGGGCGACGGCGGCGGCGATGGCCCTGCCACCGGCGGGCCTGCTGGATCGGCCGGTGTCGGATCAACCGCAGACCCGCATCCGGGTCGCCATCATCGGCACCGCCCTGATCCTGATTGCCGCCGCTGCTCTGACCATCGCCTACAACGGGTTGGCGGGGTGACGAACCTGGGTCTCTTCTAGCCCGCGATCATCCGGGTCAGCCAATAGACCCCGCCAGCGATCAACGCCCACAGGGCGAAGCCGGCGCCGACCATGACGACCAGCCGGACGCGCGGCGACCAGCGCTTCACTGGCGCGCCCCATAGCGGGCTTCCGTTATCGTGCTTCATCGGCATGGCCGCGACCTAAGCACATGCGAACGCCGTTCGCATCCCGCCCCCCCCACAATCTGGAGACTGACCATGACCGAACAGGAGCGGTTTGACCGCAGCCTGCACGCTGTGCTGCGCCATGAAGGCGGCTATGTGGACCACCCACGCGATCCAGGCGGTGCGACGAACCTCGGGATCACCTTGGGGACAGCCAAGGCGTATCGCCTCGATCTCGACGGCGACGGCGACGTGGACAAGGACGATGTGCGGCTTCTGACGCCGAAGACGGCCGCGCCCGTATATCGCCAGGGCTATTGGCTGAAGGCGGCCTGCGACAAGCTGCCCGCCGGTGTCGATTACATGATCTTCGACCTGGCGGTGAACAGCGGCGTGGACCGCGCGAAACGCTACCTGCAGCGGGCGGCCGGCGTCACGGAAGACGGACAGATTGGGCCAAAGACCTTGGCGGCCGTGGGCAGGCTCGACCCGTCGCGCCTCGTCGAGCGGCTGTCGGAAATCCGTGAAGCCTTCTACCGATCGCTGCCCACGTTCAGCACGTTCGGGAAGGGCTGGATGCGGCGCCTGAACGAGGTGGAGGCCAAGGCGCTGGAGTGGGCCAGGTGACCGCCCTCGCCTTCCTCCGCTCCATCCCCCGCATGCTCGCCCCGACCGGCTGGATGATCGTCGCCATCATCGCCGCCTTCGTCCTGACCGGCGCCTACTGCTCATACAGAGGCGCACAGGGCGAACGAGACCGTCAGGCGGTCCAGACCCAGAAGACCGAGGCAAGGGCATCCAGCGCGCGGGAAACCGCCGCTGGCGAGCGCCAGGCCGAAACCACCACCATCCGCAACCGGCAAGAGGAGAGAGACCATGCCGCTGAAGCGATTCCTGACGCCCGCCCTGATGACCGCGATCTTAGGCGCCGCTGTCGCCAGTTGCGCGAAGCCGGTCGCCGCCTTCCCGCCTGCGACGGACTTGATCGTCCAGCCCAAACCGGTCCCGCCTGACGACGTGCTGACCAGCCGGATCGCAGGCGAGCGCTACGACAACGCCGTTGAAGCCTGGGGCGAGGAAGGCTGGGCCACGGTCGGTCGGCTGTGCCGGTTCTTCGACGCCATGGGGATGGAGCGGTTGAGGTGTCCGCCGCCAGACGCGCCGCCTCGGCCGGGCTAGGCGATTTCTTTGCAGATCGTGCAAACAAATCCCGATTTGCAGAATCTGCAAATCAGCGTCGAGCCAACGGGCTCCGCCATCGAGGCCCGCTCTCTTCGGAGGGCGGGCCTTTCTTCTCGCCCGCTCTGCCGTTTTCAGAAGCTAGAGCGCGATCTCACTTACGCCATCGCCAGCATCGCTGTAGTCGCGCTCCAAGAATGATAACGATTTTGCCTTCGGTAGTGTTTTTGTCCCCTCGAAAAACGCAGTCTCTGTAATTTCGGTAGGCCACTCCAAACGGACATCCATTGAAACGTCCGATGCTCCTTCACGTCGCATAAGCTTGATCGCCTTCAGGGTCTGAAGCGCCACGATATCTCTTATGTAGGCAGACTGCGGGCCGGACACATCAGAATAATTATGGCTCATGTGGTCAAATCCTTCCCACACAAATACCTCACCCCTGTCCAAAAGGTAGTTCAAAATCATCATCTGCCGTTTAGCGATGACCCGTCTTCGAGAGCTGGAAAGCCTGTTGAAGAGGTGAGTTGAAACATCACGAAACAGAGACTTACGGATGTTTCGATTTATTTCGTTCAGCAATCTACGGGCCTGGAATGCCACACCGCGCAGACCAAAGCTCAAGAACTCGGTGATATCACCCTCTTTACTGGCGACGCTGGCAAGCGATCGTAGATATTCGGGCTTCTCATCGTAATAGTAGTTCGACAGCGCAATGAACAATCCGTCACGCAGGCCAGCGCGCTGCAACAGCAGCGCCTCGACGGCGCGAGCCGTTCTGCCATTTCCGTCCAGGAATGGGTGCATGGCTCCGATATAGTAATGGAAGGCCAGCGCGCGGATTAGAAGGTCATGCTCTGTGAACTCCCTACTCAGAGCGTCGACAAGAGATGAAAACTCTCGGGAAACAACAGCGCCGCCATCCGCCCCCCTATGCCGAGGCCGTCCGAACGTGACATTTTGTCCGTCACGACGAAGAACTCCTGGCTCGCAATGGTCATCATCGCAACCAGTTACAATGCGACGGTGGATTTCGAGGATCAGGTCGACATCAATTGGTCGGCGAGGGTCCAGCTGGGATATCCAGCGATAGGTTTGCACAGCCGCGCGCGCTTGCCGCTGAGAACGTGTCATTCCGCTCTCATCTGCATCGTCATTAAGTGCGGTGTTCAACTCATTTTCAGTGAAGTCCGCACCTTCGATTTTCGAAGTACCGGCGACCTCGTGCTTCAGCTGAACCTCTTGCAGCTTGTCAGCCCATGCGCGTTGATACGGAACGGTCGTCAGCGACAATACGGCAGCCTTCGCCTCCGTTAACGGCCCGATTAGGGCGGCCACATCATACTTGAGCCAACGATCTGGTGTGCAGTATCGGACGATATCGGTCATGCGGCGTTTTATCAAGCAACCCGCCGCATTAAAAGACAAATCTCGTTTCAAAAATTCGTCTTCTATTCCAACAGATTAAGCCTGTAGTCGCCGGTTTCGTTTCCAAGTCATTTGACCTTTGTTTTAGCCTTGCACCTCCCATTCTGAATGCCCAATCCGGCAACCCCGCCGCCACTGCTTTGACCAGTTCATGCATACGACCACATCAGTCGATCAGCCCGCGCCGCTGCATGTCGATGATGATGGGGTCGGTCAGGGATGCGATGACTTCCATATCGTAGGCGTCCTCGGCCTCGATCTCATCCGCGAAAGTGCGCGGCTGGTTCTGTCGCAACGTCGAGAGCCGCCAGGACGACTGGACGACCTGCTGTCGCGCCAGATGCTCTATGCGCTGCAGTTTGACGCCCGCGCGCGATCTGATGAGGGTCTTTCGTGTCGCCATGGCCCAATCCTCCCGAAGCGGAACCTGACACGGCGTTACGCGATTGTGGAGTCGAGGCCGAACGCGAGGCGGCCCATATTTGTGTTGCGCTTGGGCCGTCATCCTTCGGGGTGGCGGCCTTTCGTGGTTTCAGGCTCGGGCCTGGGGCTCCCGATAGGGTTCGCCTCGGTCGCCGGCCTCCTCGCGCGTCAGGACCGCTGTCGTCGCGTCGGCGCTGATCGCGACCTTGATGTCCCGGATGCGAATGCCGTCGGCGATGGTCTTCGGCTTTGCGCTTTCTGCGTAGAGGCGCTCGATCCATTCGTCCGACTGGATCGTGATAAGCCCCGGCTTGGGGCGGTCGTCGTAGCCAGCATCGGCCTGCATAGCGTCGATCGCGGCGTGGAGTTCATCTGGCGTCATGAGGCGGGCCTATAGGTCGAGTCGGTCAGAAGTCCTGGAGCCATTCGGTTTCGGCTGCCGTGCCGAGCCGTGTGCGGTCGCTTATCCAGACGTCCAGGCCGCGATAGTTCAGGCCGCCGTTGTTGCGGGTCTTTAGATCGCGACCGGCCGCCTGGATCACGAACCACGTCCAATACGCCACGATCAGGACCTTCGGCGACGGCGCCCCGTCTATCAGGGCGTCGATCTCATCCAGGGTCAGGTCCGGGGCGCCGGCGGCCATCGCCATTTCTCGCGCAGCTGAGAACTCATTCCTGAAAAGCCGACGATGATGAGCGTCGGTCGCCTCGCCCCGCATTTGCGACAGACCATCTTCTGTCGCAAATCGGAGAGCCGGGTCAGTTGCTGCGCCTTCGGGAGAAGGCGCCACGCCAGCTGCACCTCATTTCCACATTCGCAGCGCATCGACAGCTGATCGCCCGATTCGACGTCGTCGATCGTCGTGTCATCGGTGTAACGGGTCAT